CCCGATAGCTTCAAGGGTTTTGGGTTTGAAGATCAGTGTTCTCCAGCAACAGCTATTCAGATTGATGTTCCTGTTGGATTTTTTGAAGTGCCTATTTCGCGAGAGTTTTTTCGTGAGACTGCAAAGTTCACCAATGGCATTGCCAAGTGTGAAGCAATTCTTGGTGAATTTATTAATCAACAAAAAGAATCATTGGGTGAGTTGACACTTTCTGATTTGTGCGTGAACAAGCTAAACAAGACTTCTGATTTTAAATTCAAAAATAATGCATTCGTGCCATCGAAAGTAGCATTGTCTTTAGCGAAAATTGGCAGCCTCAATCCAAACAATACTCTGGCTGAACACAATGGTCGTAAATTGGTTCTTCTTCTTTCTGATTCTTATCATCACCGTGGCGAGCAGGTTCGCAAAATCGAAGACTGGTGCAAAACAAATAACAAATCTGTTCTGTATTGCACGAAACACGGCATGGAGTATGTTTGTTCCGCGATCTCACAATATTCAACGCCATCTGATTTGGTATTTCGTGCTGCTTCAACAATCTACCCCAAAAACACACAAGGCAGTGGCATCAGCGACAATAGATACACTGTAAATCGTCGTGGCTACGGCAGCAAAAGTTTTCGCTGGTCTGCTCTCGAATTGCACAATGAATATTGGAGTGTCGATCATACAGAACAAGAGGCGCAACAATTCTTGGCGCAGATTCCCCAATCAAACAAATTAGACTTGGTTCAAAAAATCCTCATCCTAGACAATGGATTTCATAGCACCTATTCGTTTAAGTCGGTGCTATTAAAAAGGGATTTAATTGCTCTTGGGTATGCATCTTATGATGATCCAGCAATCGTAGCTACGATCAAGCAGTTGCAAAAGAGCAAGACAGAGCGCGATCAAGCAAGATCAGAAATGAGCCAACGCTATCATAAATGCAAAAATCTTTTGAGCAGCAAGTCTCAGCAAACTTTCAGTAATAGAATTTCTAAAGACCCATTCTCCCCAATTCTCGAAAAACGCGTATGCGCTTTGGAGAAGATTACTGAAGAATTAAAAAACAATAAAAACGAACTCGTCGCAACATTTACCAAATTGACTTTGGAAAGCTACTATTTCCAAGCCAGTCGTTCAGACGTAAGAAAATTCATCAAAGCGGCAAAATAATCCTTGACAAACTATCAAAATAACAATACATTAAAAGCGCAACGCAACTTAACAACCTATGAAGTATATCATTAATCAAACAGGAATCGTCCTATTCATGAACAACAAACCGCAAAAGTTTGCCAGTTCAGATCCGAAATATGCGGCGATTATCGCAGCCCTACGCTTGCCATCTGATCAACAAGAGGCAGCGATTAACAAAGCTCTGGAAGCGGCAGATGTAAATCGCAACATTCAATCCAAAGGATTTCAATTGAATCCTAACACCAGAGAAGTATCTTATCATGGAGAACTCCTTCCAGCACCATTGGCGCAGAAAGTGTTTTCTTTGATCGAACAGAATCTGCCAGTTACCCTACTGGAGAAGTTCTGGGAAAATCTCAAACAAAATCCATCGTATAATTCGGTGCGAGAATTGTATGACTTCCTTTCCTATAAAGAACTTCCTATTACCGAAGACGGTTGTTTCTTGGCATATCGCGGTCTTCAAGATGACTTCTATTCTGTTTCTGGTAATCTGCAAACTAAAGTATTGCAAGGCGCTGTAAACAGCAAAGGACAAATCTACAATGGTGTGGGCGAGCATATTGAAGTGCAGCGCAACTGCGTGGATGACAATCGCGAGAATCACTGCTCGTTTGGTGTTCATGCTGGTTCGTGGGATTATGCTCTCAACTGGTCTCGCGGCAAAATGGTTGTCGTAAAAATCAATCCAAAAGATGTTGTCAGTGTTCCTTCTGATTACAATTGCCAGAAACTGCGCTGCTGTGCTTACACTGTCGTTTCAGAAGTAGAAGTAGAAATCACTTCTGCCGCTACTGACGATGATGGCAACGAATTGGAAGATCAATCTTTTCAAGAAGAAGTTAGCAATCGCAGCGAAGTTATTCGTCGAGTGCAGCAATACCTGACTCGTAAGCAAGATCAGGGAGTTGAAGAAGTTTCTTTCCGCGCAATTCAAAGTTGCTTCTCGCCAGATTGCCCTAGTATGGCAGAGATTGCTGATGCCGTAAATGCTCTTGGTTATAGCTGGTTCTTCTTTGGTGAGAAAAAAATGGTTGACTTGAGCTAACACTAAGAGGGGGCGAAAGCCCCCTCACAAATTACTTATGGCCACAAAAAATAACATTACGGGCGACGAGATAAAGAGCAAAGTTCTTTCAAAACAAGGTCGCGAAAATTGGGACAAAGCTTTTGCGAAAAAGACAGCAATAGAGTGGGCAAAGCTTGATGAAATCATTATTTTAGATCCAGATGGATTCAGAGACGACGATGGCATTACAATCGAAACGCCTATTTCTTATGCTGAATACAGTAGACGAATTCCCTTTGCGACTGTCATGATGAAAAAAAATCCTATTTAATCAATTTTTAAGTGTAAAAATAGACATGACAGAAGTACTCATTCCTATCGTATTGGACATTGTTAAAGCTTACCCATGGTTTCCAGTGGTGACAAGCGCTGTCGCACTAGCTTCCGCTGTGGCTGCTGTGACTCCAACACCTAAAGCTGGAAGCACTTGGTCCAAAGTCTACAAAGTAGTCGATATTGTCGCTTTGAACTTTGGCAAAGCCAAGCAAAAATAATCATTAAAATAGATTAAAAAATCCCACTGAGCTAGAGAAATAAAACACTCTGGCTCAGTTTTTTTTGTTGACAAGCCGCAGATGATATGAGATTATCAGCTTATGCAGAAACTGATACTAAGATACGATTGGTCAGTTCCTTACGAAGCGTCAGGAACTGGAGTCATCCCATTTGAATACGAATCACTTGAACTTGCTTATGTTGACTTTTATGATTTACAAGAAAAATCTGAATACTATTTCTGGTTTTTGGGTCACGAATTTAACAAATCTGAAGATGTCGAATTCTTTACTTTAGAAGAATGGTTTGAGCGTTATAAATTTAAACAACAATGAAAAAAAATCAATTAATCGAACAATTGCAAAAAATCAAAGGCAACCCCGAAATCAAAATGTGGAACGGGTATGTTGATGATTGGATGGATATTAAGCTTTGCGAACAAGAGTTTGTCAAAGAATCGGAGGACTTTATTCGTTGGGGTGTCGAAATGGAGTGGAAAGAAAAGAACCGATCGTGGGAAATCCCTGAAGAGGCACAGATTCAAATCGAAGAGGTTATAAAAGAAATGTTAAAAAATAGACAGTGGGAATTGCCGAATCAATATTTGCAAACAGAAGAAGATGAGAAGCGTTGGTATGGTAAAAATAAAAAGAAGTTTGTTTTAATCAACGGAAAAATTCGCGGCAAATCAATTGAAGATCGACTTGGAAAAGTCAGCTACTAATATGAAACTACCAAACAAAGAAGAATTTAATTTCAAAGATTGCGTCATCGCTGGTGACGAATGTTGGCTCATTACACCAAAAGAAATCGGAGTTAAGTGGACAGAAGATACGATGAAATTTCGTTCGATGATCGTTCGCAAGTCTGATAATTTTATCGTATCGCGTTCGTTTTCGAAATTTTTCAATTATACGGAGCAGCCAGATTTGGACAAATTTCCTCTGGATGAATCTTTTGTTGCTTATGAGAAATTAGATGGCAGCTTGCTCATTTGCGATCAATACAAAAACGATCTTCTGCTTAGAACTAGAGGCACGACAGATGCAAGACAAATGCCTAATGGTCATGAGATTGATTTTTTAATCAATAAATATAAAAAGTTTTTTGAATTCATCACAAGCGTTGATAGCAATTCGGAATTTACATTTTTGTGTGAGTGGCAGACTAATAGTAACGTGATTGTTATTGGTGGTTTTCCAGAGCCTAAATTGTCTCTGATTGGAATCATTAAAAAAGATTCTGGATGGATGGCATCGCAAAAATATTTAGACGAATTGGCTATTGCTCTTGAAATCGAAAGACCTGTAAAATATTCCTACAACTCTATTCAAGAATGTCTTGAGGATGTTGAAATGTGGGTAGGTAGAGAGGGTGTCGTTCTATACTCTGAATCGGGAAAAATGCGCAAGGCAAAGAGCAGTTGGTATTGTTCTGTTCACCGATTGGCAACTGGATTGCGTAGCACTTCTCACGTTTTAGAATTCTTTTTGGAGTCTCCGAGATACACTGATTATCAGGATTTTTATAATTATACTGTCGATCACATCGACTTCGAAGTGGCAGAAAAAATCAAAAACGAGGCTAAATTAATTACCGATGCCTATGCTAAATTCGTAAAGTGCGTAGATAATATCAACCAGAGGATGCTATTCATTCGTGATTATTCCAATCGCAAAGAACAAGCAATGGCAATTCAACAAGAGTTTCGTGATTGGAAGACTGCTATTGCATTCATTCTACTCGATAATCGTAAGATTGATGATAAGGTCGTGCGCAAGGCAATGGAGAAAATCTTAGAAATCTAAAACATGATACTCATTAACATATTCAATGCATCTTGCCCAAAAGTGTCGTAGTGGATATTACTGATGACCAGAAGATTATTGAAATCAATAATTTGTTTACAAGTGGTTGGTATAGCTGCGATCTGGAAAAGATTATCGCGGCAGTAAAGAAAGAACTTGACAAATTCAAACACTAACGTATATTGAGCGTATGGAAAAAGATCCTGATATTCTTGACGTTTTGCGTCACCATGACAAGCTCCCCGCGATACTTCGCAATATGGATAACGAACTCAGCACCATTTGGCAAATCGTTGCCAGAGCGGAAGATGAGATTGTCAAGTTGAGAGAAGAAAACAAACAATTAAAAAAACAATTAAAAAATAATGAATTATGAATTTCAATGCTCTTTCTGTCGAAAGGCAGAAGCTTCATGGATTTATATGCCTAGTGATGAATACGCCTGTGATGACTGTGTGCCGCGAAAGTGTTCCTGTAATATGGAGCCGATAGATGGCAATTGGGAAAACGAAAATGAAAGCAATTGGGACTATATAAAAGATGAAAAAGGAAAACATTTGCCTTGCTGTGAATGGGAACAGATAACAATAGAATAATATGACAATTTTCGAAAAACGAATGCAAGCAGTAATTTTAAAATTGCGAGAGCAAACTGAGTCTGCGGAATATCAACAACTAACCAGTTGGCAAAAGACTGCATCTAATCGCCAAATACTCAGGGACAGTCGTGAGGGCGACTATCTGATTAAAGTCAGTCGCAACAACGTTCTTAACTTTTGCGGTGAAGATCAGCAATACATCGACTACACATACATTCGTCATGGATGGTTTGCTTTAGGACCTCGTAAAGATGCTCAATGGTTCACTGGTGCTGAAGCCTATGAATGGCTCAAAGGAAAGAAAGGATTCGCAGTAGTAAAAAGATAAACATATGAATAAAATAGATTTTTTAAATAAAGGTATACGATTCTTCAAGGATGAGATCAAAGAAATTCGTCGAACTGTTGAAATCTTTGAGAAACAAAGGGATGAAATCATTTTAAATTCTCAATTTACATGGAATGATAAGACATTCAATGTTTCTGATATGCGATGGTTTAACGAATGGATGTATGAGGATTGTCCTTATACTCCAGGATTTAAAAGCTACACTGAAACATTGCATATATTTTCCACAGACGGCAAATCTATCCATTTTAGCTTGCCTGAAAACAAACACGGATGGTATGATGAAAAACACCAACAATTCAAAGACTTCGAAGATTTCTTTATTGACAAATTTGGAGTATCGTTTAAAATGGTATTAAAAAAAGGAGAAGTGAAAGAACAATAATATGTTAGAAGAAAGCATGGAAATCGCAAGACAATATCTTGAGAAAGAAAAAAACGGTACATTAGACCTAAACAATCTAACTGAAGATGAACAACAAATGCGTATGTTTAGTAAAGCTTATGATGAGTCGGGTTTAGGTGAATTGTTTGCGGATGCCGTTATTGAAGCAGCAAATGGTCAATGCGATAATAAGAGAATCTCTCAAGCAGTAGGAGCAAAATTGAATTGATATGAAAAAAATACTAGCTACAAGTGCAACTTGCGGTCCATGTCACTTGCTGAAAGCAAGACTGGAAAAATCCGCAATATCAGTGAATATAAAAAGCATGAATGAACCCGAAAACATTCCTTGGTTTCGTGAAAAAAGCATTAGAAATGTTCCTATGCTTATCATCGAAGACGATCAAGGAAATGAGATCGAGCGAATTACAGGCGTAGAAGATATTTATAACAATTTAAAACAATGAAAAAAACACTAATGGCACTATTAGCCACAACGATGTTAGCGAATGCTCTGGAGTATGGAAAAGCTTCTTTTTACTCTGTGAAAACAAACAGAGGATCAATTACTGCAAGCGGCGAAAGACTCAACGATACAAAGCTAACTGCTGCGCATAGAACTCTTCCTTTCGGCTCAATCGTTAAAGTGACTAATTTGTCCAATGGTCGATCTGTTATTGTAAGGATAAATGACAGAGGACCATTTATTTCGGGCAGAGTAATTGACGTTTCTCTTGCCGCAGCAACATCTCTCGACTTCAAACACAAAGGCATTACAAGAGTCAAAGTGGAAAATGTAAAAAAATAACTTGACAATCTTTAACTTATCTGTTTAAATCCCCCCGCACAATATTATGGAAACTAATGAACTACAAACTAAGCTAGTCTTATGGCTAGAAAACGCTGCACAAGCAATTGGCGACTTTGCTGTAAAAGAAATCCCGCCTGTTATTCACGAATATCTTCAATGGAAATTCTTTGAAGCGTGTTATTGGGCAATTTTCCCAATTATTTGTTTTATTATCGGCGCATTGATATTTCGCTATGGCATGAAGATGATAAAAGATCCAAAATGCGATTATGATGGATTGGAAGTTGTGCCATCAGTAATCGGTGCGGTAGTGATCTTTGTTGCTACTATCGGAATACTGTCAAGCTCAGTCTCTCGTATTAAAACAGCAATTCAAATCAAGGTAGCCCCGAAAGTCTATCTTATCGAACAAGCCTCAGACATCATTAAAGGAAAAAAATAAATAATATGGACATACTACTTTCAACAACTAATGGATGGGACGCACTTATTACGTGTGTTATGTTTGGAGTTATCGCTATTTTATTTCTTTCAACACCATGAAAAACTGGATAATCAATAAATGGGACTGGTGGATTTACTTGAGATCGCTCTCAGTTTTACGCCGAATGTCTAAAAGTAATATTGGATTGACTTATTTGTTTGAACTATATCTGCGCGAATATAATCAAAAAATACATTCTCTCCCCGACTTAAAATCAGCAACAGAATATTTCTACAACTCTCTACCGCAAAACAATGAAGATTAACGAAGAATACAATGTTACAACTGGTGACGTTTTGACATCTATCAAATCCATTGACGATAAATTGTCTATGGCAAAAGAAGGATGGGATGACGCTCCTGTAGATAAAAAATCAAAGTGGATGGCAACAATCAATCAACTACTAGATGATAGGCTTTCACTCATGAACATGCGAGACAAATATTGTAGTTGAAACCAACCAAAAAAACACGCTTATGACAGAAGAACTATTTATCAAAATGGACGGATATGAAAAATGCATTGTGGGGGTTGTCGAGCAATTCGGCAGACCCCCTATTCTTTGCTATGATAAAAGAAAAATTCTAGCAAAGCTAATAGACGATGGAATGTCGTATGATGAAGCTGAAGAGTTTTTTGAATACAATCAAATTGGCGCTTACATTGGCGATTCTACGCCATGTTTCGTGACTCTGATGACAAAAAGCGATAAAGACTTATTTCAAGCTTTGGGTATAGTGACTTATGAGGGCGAAAATTAATCTCAAAAACTTTGAAAAGTTCAAAGAGTATGTGCATGAATATTGCCAAAAGCACGAAAAAACAATTACGTTAGTTCCACGCAAAACCGTATCACAAGAAGCATTTAAAGATTTTAAGTGCGGCGGTTTTTGCGATGGAGATGAAATGGTCGTAGCGACCAAGAATCCTAATTTTCATACTATATTTATTCACGAATTTGCGCATCTGACACAAGCCGTTGAGCGCATTCCAGCGTGGTATGAGTCTGGAGACATTTGGAGCGCTTTAGACAAGGGCAAGGTGTCGTTGCGGCAATGGGACGAGTTCGTCAAAGTAATTGCCGTAGAGAGGGATTGTGAGCGCAGAGCGCTGAATTTAATCAAGAAATTTAATATCACCTGCCCCGAAATCTATGCTCGTAATGCGAACGCTTATTTGTATTATTATCAGTATGTGTTTCTGACTAAGCGGTGGTCACGCCGTAAAAGCTTGTATGAATGTGAGAAACTACACGATCTAGTGCCAGATAAACTGCTTCCCGCTAGTCATTTCAAGAATATCAATATGGAAGTAATGACTTGTTTTTTTGATTACTATAAAAGATAAAAAAGTGTAATTAAAAGAAATGAGTCCCCGCAAATTACAAAATGAAATAAAACAAGACTTTAGAGCTGATAATTCGGTTTGGTCAAGTTATAAAAATTCTATTGCTAGTGAATTTGCGCAGATAAATTATCAGGATTTAAGTGATCACTTGTTGAGAGAATTCAACAGAAAAATTGTTAATTTGGGATTAAGCGGAGATTTGATGTTCGCCCCATTTGACGCTGGTTTTAGATTTACTGGATCGTCTATCGACACCACTATTCCATCTGCTCTTCTTGATTTTTACTTCGCAGAAGATCGAACGCTTGTTCCAAGAATTGGTGCGACTCCATCGTTCGCTAGAGCTTCTATTGGAAATTATTATGGACCAAATAGAGTGATTGTTAACGACTCAAACCGTTTAATGAGCCAAGGAGGTTCGGTTTTAAATGGAAGGATAATTTGGGAAAGTGTCGTTGGTGGTCCTGGGGAGTTTGATTATCAAGCGACATACAATGGCACTAGATGGGCAATGAGAATCAGATATTGGACAAGTGGCGAAGACTACGAGCAATCTGATTACCTCGCTGCTCTTGGCAGTGAATGGCGACCTGAAGATGCTGATTGGAGCGCTACAGGTATTACTGTTGTTGCTGGCAATACCTTTGGTATTGTAAAAGCGGCTACCAATGAACCTCGTTTTGAATACGATCCTGTAACATTAGAGTGTTTGGGATGGTTAGCAGAAGATTCATCGACAAATTATGTCTTTCCTTCTGCTACTCTGACCAGTCAGATTAGAACAGTTCCTCCTATAGCACATACTTTATCATTTTATGGCACGGGAACGGTAACGCTTGGAGGAACTCACTCTGCGACGATTGTTGGCACAGGCTCAACTACCCGCACGACTTATACATTCACTCCAAATTTTGGCAGTTTATCATTAGATGTGACAGGCAGCGTTACATCTGCACAGCTTGAAAGAAAATCGGCAGCTTCATCTTACATAGAAGCTGTATCTGGTTCTGCAACAAGAAGCGCAGATGTTTTACAATATACAAATATTTCCAGTTTTTACAATGAAACTGCTGGAGTGCTTTTTTGTCAATTGATTGTGAAAGGAGTTTCTTCCGATTTCTCCTCTGCTTGGTTTGGTGGTTCCCAAAATGGAATACGAATGCAGAATAGTAATTCTTTAGCTGGAGTCATTACCAATGATGAACAAACACAGTTTAGTAATACCATAGGGAGTGTTGCGTATGGAGCGTCAAGAAAAGCAGCTATGGCATTTCAAAATAATGGCAGCGCTGTTATTTGTTTAAATGGAACTCTTGGAACTCAAGATAATGAAGTGCTATTACCAAGATCAGAAAATAACGGCATAGAACCGACAAATTTAGTGCTATTTACTAATCAAAATTCAATTATAAAGTCTTTCCGCTATTATTCTGTTCGCCTCTCTAACTCACAATTACAAACATTAACAAGTCCATGATTGACTATATTTTAAAATTCCCAAATAAAGAAACAGCTCAACAATTTGGTTTAGCCAATGGTTTTGCTACCCAAAACGAAGATGGTGAAATCGTCACCAATCTTGCAAATCTCGAATACGCTTTGCATATACATGGCGAATATTATCCAGAACCGCAAATCGAAAGCGAAGAAATTCCAGTTGGCGATGGTCATTGGTGGGTTCTTTTCCGCGATATTTCAGAAATGCCAATTCCAGATGGCGGAGAGCAATACATCTATTGGTCAAGTGCATCTGGATCTCCGCGCCCCACTGGAGAAGGTGTGCCAAATACTTGGTGGGCAGAATAATAAAAGATTAATCTTTTACTTTTTGATGTATTTTTCGGGATCTTCTTGGAATCGTTTGCCAAGTTTTATGATTCCATTGATTATTTCTGGACTAATGACACCAATAATGCCATAGCAAATGGCTTTATAGAGCGACGAAATATCTGTCTGCTCCAAAATAAACCACGCAATAGAAGAAGAGATTGCCGCTGCGGTGATCTTTTTTGCGTATTCGAGAATACCAACTTTTTTCTGAGCCGACAATAAGCGAGCTAACATTGCTGCTGCACCGATCAGAGGAATGACCCAACCTCCGTCTAAAAACTCCTTGATTATTGATTTTTCTGGCTCCATTTGCAGGTATTTACACTAGATTTTTTTATTTAAAATGCTTTTTTAATGCTTCGTAAAATTTAGCAAATTCTTTTGGATTAAGGTCTTTTTTACGGTTTGGAGCAATCGTTCTGTGGTCAGTAACCATGTCAAGAGTGATGTTCCATTTCTTCATGAGTGGCACGATATATTCAATCGCAGACTCGATTGCGGCAGGTTGTAGCGGCTCTGTGTAGGAACTACGCTCAAATGCCACACCAATAGAACAGTTATTGAGGCTAGTCATACCCTTAAACGAGCTTACACCAGCATGATACGCTCTATTGTCATCGCGATTCGTGATCGTGCGTCTGCCGTCACGCGCAATGATGCAATGATAACTAGCGTAAAGTCTTTCGCCAGTTGATGGATTGTTGATTTTACTAGTCCAATCAATTGAGCCGTTGTAATTACCTTCTGTATCGTGCATAACAATAGCCTTGGGAGCGATTTTACGGGCGCGTGGTCCGTTTGTTTGAGGCGACAAAGCAACTGTTTCAGGATATTTATTAGTCATTATATTTGGTGTCTTAGGGGTAGAAAGCGGCAAACTTGGGGTCGAAGATTTCGCCCCAAGTAAACTTGTAAGTTTTGAGAAAATGTTTTTCACTTTCTTGTATTTACACCGTATTTTTTAAGTATTCTTCATTTCTTCAATAAATTGACAGATCATTTTGTCTCGCTCGGTTGCTTTTCGAAGTCTGAATTCAGTCTCAAAGGAATGAGAAGAGTAAACAGTCGTTTTATGAAACACCCAATCTTCGTGATTATCGCCATCTGCACGTATCGAATAGGACGTTTTCCAATCAAAAACAGCACAAATATACTTTATCGCGACTTCTTTTGCCTCAGTTGGAGACAGATCGACGCTAATGATTTGAGACACTTTTGCCGAAATCATGATAATACAACCTCCAATGGCGCAAACTGTTCGATTTCTCGGCAGAAACCTTGAACTTGCAGGGTGTCGAAGTTTTTCGCCGCCATTTTAAGTATCAAGATTTTTTGCATAAATTTGCAATAGTCGTCGTTTTGATAAAACAATTCACCAGTTTTTGAATCACTAATGTAATTGTCTCCGATTTTGTATCGCAAAGGATCAATGACTAGCTCCAGTGGGTGATAGCTGCAAAACCCCAAGACATAATTAACAATATCGTGGTATTTGATGTTGATTTTCATATTAGTAGCCCCAGGCTTTTAGTGTGTGTTCAAAAGGATTTCCATCTATTTGTTTAACAAGCTGTAGCATTTCGTCAGCAATTTCGCGAATTTCTTTTTGAGCATGTTCGCTGCGACGAAGCTTAATGAAATTGGCGAAAGAACGCATGTTAAACATAACGTCTCCTTCAATTTGACTGTTGTAAGTCTTAAAGAAGCGAGCGGATTCTTTTGCGCGTTTGCGTCCAAGAACAGGCTCAAGGTCTTTTAAACAAGCATGATAGAGTTCGTTTCCTGCTTTTGTATATGATTCCAACATTTCTGCCCAGTCTTTGCCACCAGCTTTTATACAATTTTCATTAGGATAGATACCTTTCCAATCTTCTGGAATATAAAACTTATCTTCTTTTAGTTCTTTATATCGAGCAGACTCAGCATTGATGGATGCAATACGATGTTTAAGCAAATGAATGTGACTAGCGATTTCCGTATCAACTAGGAAGTGAACCACTCCCTTTTCAAACGGTGTCTCATGACCATTACTCCATAGCATGTCGATTAGTTTTGGGATTCGAGACTTCTTATCCTCCGTCAAATCGCGACTTGTGGAAGTCCATGCGCTACAAGCGATAATTTCGTCGCTTCCATAATGCCCTAGCAGGGTTACTTTATTATTCATTAAATAAGTTTTAGAGAGTTGATGATGTTGTTTAATTGACGCGATTTTGCATCAATGGGAACATTGTGAATGTCAGTATTTCCATGGCGATTTTCAATCACAAAATAGAATACATCTGCCCCGATTTCTTTTGCCTTTTCATCGTAAAAGGCGAATTCTTGCTCTCGACTATTAGTATTTGCTACCACAACGGTATCAACTTGATCGTCTTGCAATGCCGCAACAAAAGCTTTACGACAATATTCGTGAGCCTCTGGAGTGCGTGATGCTTCAAATTGATACTTGCCTTCATCAGAAGTAAAGAAATCATCGGCGCAGCAGATTTTCACATTGCCGCCAAACAGTGTCGCAGCAGCGGATTTGCCAGATCCACTTACTCCGCGCAGGATAATTACATTTTTATTTTTCACTTGATATTTAGTTTTGCTTTGATTTCTTCAAGAGAGGTGAAGATGGTCTTGCCTCCAGTTTTTTCATAAACATGATCGACGCACGTATTGATGTATTGAGGATCATCTTTCCAAGTGCCATACCACGTTTTCTTTTTGATGCTTTTGGAATGAACATGTCCGTGAATGTTTGCTACTCGACCTCGCATTTCAAGCGGGTGAATAGGACAATGCGTTAGCCACATTCGCTTATATGACAACATGCCATAGATTTCATCAAACACTTCTGCTTGGAGTTTTGTTGAAACATAATCATCGTGATTTCCTTTGATTAGAATTTTGCGACCACGAAGATTTTTGAATACCGCCAAAGCTTCATCAGAGAACGCTGCATCGCCCATGACGTAAACGGTGTCATTTTTGCGAATAGTTTGTTGCCAATGATGACAAAAGATTGTCGTGTTGTCTTCCACAGATTTTACCCATGGTCGATATTTAGGGATGTTTTTGTGACCCAAGTGTGGGTCGCCTACGAAATATGCACTCATTTTGATTTACCTTGATCTACGAAATCGTAGAGTTTAAATGGGTTCGTGACATTGGCGAAATCGAACTCGCTATATTGAAAAACATAACCGCCGATTTTCTTTGCGCAATCTCTTGCCCATTGTTCTGCACCTTTTAATGCTCCATCATACGATTGATGGAAGTTATTTTTTTTGTCGAATACTCTGTATTTGCTATGTGCCATATTGTTATTTTGTTGTTTCTAGGATAATTAGAATGATTATTGCTGTTATTGTTTGAAAGTTATTCATAAGTTAATTTGAATGCAACTCGTCCAGTGTCGAAATTGTTGGTAACGTAACAGTCGATGAATATTTCGTTGCCGTGAATTTGCGTGGAGTTAATTTGCATTATGTATTGAACTTTGTCAAGAACTATTTTGTGTAATTTTTCGGGCATTGACTCAAATTGCTCACAAACAGGTTCGTCGCCAAGCTTCCATGGGAAGAGATGGTTCTGACCGATAATTGTTACTTTAGGCATTTTCATTGTTTTTTAAGTATTGTGTGTTTGATTCCGTCAACGATGTCTGTCATTTTAATCAAAGAAAGAAGATCTTTACGCCCTCTTCTTTGATAGCCAGTATAGAGTGGCATACGAACCTCTACGTTGACTTGAGAAAGATCGCATAGCTTTTCACAGAGCCGCGCCAAAAGCTTTCTATCTACCAGCAGGAAGTCGTGTTCACGCTCAAATGCAATGATGTTTGAAGCTCCATAAAGCCAACCTCTTTTTCCTTGCACGTTGGCAAACTCAATCCACACTACATCATCGTTGTATTTGTCATCTGCGCGTTTTACTTTCTTGCGCGATTTTACATCCACTGCTGTTCTTGGAAGCCTCGATCCTTCGACCCAATAGTCAATGTGACGAATCTCTTCTTGAAAAGAGGATTTCTCGCAAGATAAACCTGCTTTTCTAATAGAGCTTTCAAACGAGGACTCAGCTTTATCGCCGCTCTCGAATGCCTCGCCTGTTTTGTCGTATCTGTTTTTATAAGCCATCTCTGCTATATGATACCAAAATCTTGCCATTGTCAAGGGAAAATTTTGCACTAGGATCTTTTTTTTGGATGAAATTTAAAAATGGTTTTAATTTGTGCTTGCGTTTAATTTCTGTGGCGAATGGAAGATGACAATTATTGTGATTCCAATATTGGCTGCGAAAGACGCAAAAATCTTTCAACATTGTCGCGGCATCGCCAAAAATAAATTCTATTGTTATTTGAGATTCTTCGCGCTTAATGGAAACAAAGAATCTTAAATGATCGTTTTGCATGAGATAAAAAATGTCAGTCGCGCCTACAAGATATTCGTAGTATTTTTTAATTTGTGTTGTGCGAATTGATGGATTTTTAATTGAGCAAAAATCATAAGGCTTAGAGCGAATGCAAAAATCTTCAAATGCTGATTGAACTACAGGATTGCTGTTGTTTAACTGCTGAAAGTTCATTTTTTTAATTTATAATAGTGTAAATTAGAGTATGGCACAAGGACAAGATCGGATAGCAAGCAGTTTATTAGAGCTGCAACCCACAGCTATTATAGAGCTTTTTTTACTCTATTTCAATACTGTTGACAATCCAAATGCATTTATTGCATTTCATGGTGGATCTGTCTATAACAAAGGAGTTGTATGGCAGGGTGTTGAGTACTTGCCTATTCCTGTAGAAACTGACGGGTTTGAAGTCAATGCTAATGGTCAGTTGGCTCGACCAAAAATGCGCGTCTCAAATAAAGATTATTTTGCTACTGATCTATTGATTAACAATGATGATTTGCAATTTGCCAAAATCATTCGTAAACGAACTTTTGTAAAGTATTTGGACGATGTTAATTTTGATGGCGGAAATCCTTGGAGTCAAGCTGATGCATCAGCAGAACTTTCTAACGATACTTTTGTCATTGGTCAAAAGACAGCAGAAAACAAAGTATTTATTGAGCTAGAGTTGACTTCTCCACTAGACTTGGAAAATTTCGAAGTTAATAATCGTTTGATTATGTCTCGTTATTGTTCGTGGCATTATCGCGGCAATGGCTGCAATTATAATGGCATTCCCGTTGCTACTGAAGAAGGAGAAAAGCTCATTGTGGCGAATCCAGTTGATTGGTTTACTAATCAGGCTCAAAAAAAATGGTCAGAACAAGGAGCTTATGTTTCAGGCGATGCTGCATATATTGAAAATCAAAAGATTACCATTGCTAATCCAAAAGATTCATCGCAAACTGAATTCGCAAAAATTTGGTATGTATGCCAATCGGGACATGCTAGCTCTAGCTCTACAATACCAGATAAAAATCCATCTATTTGGAAAAGAGACGGTTGCAATAAAAAACTAGATGGATGCAAATTACGCTTTGGTAAAGGAGCGGTTGAATTTAATGAATTGATTGAACAAAGAACAGCGCATTTTGTTGATTTTACCTCGCGTAATAAAACACTGCGCTATAGCAACATCGCTCCTAATGCTGCCGTATCTGGATCTTCTTTTGTTCCAGGTTCGCCAGCAACTAATGCTGTAAATTTATTGACAGGAAAAAGTGATTGTTGGCAAGCAACTGGATCTAAACCAACTGGTGGAATATTAACTTTAGAATGGTCCAGCCCTAAAAATATAAATAGAATTGACATCTATGACAATACTAATCCTAAGACAAGTATTGATTTTGGAAATGCTTACATTCGACTATTTAATGAAAGCAATGTTGTAATTAGAAGTGGAATATTAAATGTGCCAACTAATGGAGCAAGAGCAACAACGGGTTTCGCTAACGAATCAGTTAAGAAAATTGTTATCTCTGGCAGTGGAGGGAAAGCTTCTCCTTCATTAAGTGAAGTGGCTGTATTTGAAACTAATCCTCCAAATTTGCTTTACTATGATCAAGAAACTGTTCCTTTGCATAGAAATAACTTCTTCCAAATCTCTACATGGATTGGATTGAGCGGTCGTGATTTATATCCGAATGAACTTTATTCGGTATTGCACAATATCAGCGGTGGCTGTCGATATAGCGGTATTAATTTATACCTTTCTGGGCAAAATCTTTTATTAGACTTTGCAACACGCACTACGGGCGCTCAACAAACAAATAGAACTTTAACTCTGCCATGGAAAAATGATGAATTGCGACCATTGCATTTGATATGTTCAGGTGGAAATGCAACTGGACTATCGCCTACTGTAACAACTGCTGGCTATATTGAATTGACTGATGGAATATCTGAAACAAGTCGTTTTACTTTATCTGGATCAGTAGGTGAATATTTTAAATTTAAAAATTCTGATTATCAAAATGGCATTGTAAGCAATCAATATCGCCTCAAGTTTGGATTAAATGATTGGCAATTTCCAACTGGTAATGAATTTGTTCCAAGTCCTCTTGGAGCATCAAATCAAATTGTTAGCAATATGGAATTGGTAAGTCCAATTAAGTTTGGACCAACAGCATTCTGGACTGGTTCTAGCGGCATCAACGTAAGAATTGACGATCACAATCAATCGGTGTATAGAGACTATAGTGATTTTTCTGGAAAACAATCAAATACACAAAGCCTGATAGGATGGTGGGAAATGCAAATCAATGATTATACTACAGGAATTAGCGCACAAAATAATTCTAGCAAAAAACTAATCGTATCAGGCGATAATCCATCTGGTTTAAATACTAGCGTTACTGCTTCAGTACCACTTACACAAGTTATCAATGCTCAAAAACAAAACATAGAATTGCCATTTGGCGGATTCCCAGGAACAGAAAAGTATGGTTAAAGAAATACAAAGCAAATCAATCGCTAAAATACGCGATTTTATAGTTAATGCTTGCAACGGACAAGTAATGCAAGAAGTGTGTGGATTCATCGGATGGGATAGTCCCGAATATGTGGCTACAGTTGAAAAGAATGATGCCGCTGATCCTAAAAACTTTTTTGCAATTAATCCAGCATCGTATCTAATGTTTGCCAACAATAATGATATGTTGGCTATTTTCCATAGTCATATTATAGGAGATGAGAATCCATCTGAATTTGACATCAAAATGGCAGAGGCGTGTTGCGTTCCTTTTGTTATTTACTCTCTCAATACTAAAAAATTCCACATTTATGAGCCTAGCGAATGCGAATTGAATGTAAAAGCATTTGCAAGGTTGAAGGAAACATTAAAATGACACAAGTAACACTACATGGTATATTGGCAAAAGAGTTTAGAAAAACTTTTAGTTTAGCAATCAAACGCCCAAAAGAGGTTTTTGATGCCATTTCTTGCGCTCATGGTAATTTTCGCAATAGAATAGTGGAGTTGGCTAATCAAGGTATTCATTTTACTTTGCTTGTGGATGGCAAAAAGATGACAAGTATTGAAGAGTTGTCTATTGTGTCGGATAATCAAAAGATTGATATTGTTCCTTTGGTATGTGGTCATGGACCTCTTGCATTTGTTATTCCATTCATATTGAAAGCTGGAGCATTTATTGCACAAAATGCAATTCTCTCTCAATTAGCAGTAAGTGTGGTAATGATGGGTCTTCAAATGGCACTTGCCCCAAAACCAAAAATGGATAGACCTTCTGCGGATGTTAATTCTGCAAAACAGTCCTTCTTGTTTTCTTCTAAAGCGAACACTGCTGAACAAGGCATTCCTGTGCCTGTAGGTTATGGCAGACTTAGGGTTGGCTCTGCTGTTATACAATCAACGATTAAATCTTACCCACAAGCCTTTGAAAAAGAAAATTCTCTATTTTCAGATGGACAAGCTCTCAACAATGATAGAACCTCATAATGAAACACGTTAATAAAAAACTTTTAGTTAGAGGAGCTGGTAAGGGAGCGCCGAAGCCAAAACCTGCTATTCTAAATCCACCAAAACTAGGAGGATTCAAATCTATTTCTTCTTATAGTGTTGCAGAGATTATTGATTTAATTTCCGATGGACCCATTGACGGATTAGTAGATCAAAATGGAGCCTTATTAGAAGAAAGTATTTTTAAAGGTATTTATTTAGATAATACGCCTATACAAAACACTGAAAGCTTGAATCCTGCAAAAAGTTATGGTAGTTTGTCGATTGCTAATTTAACTAATGCGATTAGTAGCATCTACATTGAAAATGAAAAGTTCAAAACTATTGTTAAGCAACCTCTGTCAACTGAAGGAGTTTTTTTTGCAAAAACAAAATTGCTACGTGTTGAGTTGCTAGGTGTTGAGCGATTTGCCACAACGATTCCGTTGTATGAAAAAAGTTGGAATAACTTTCTAAATATAAGCGTTAAAAATCCACTGCCAGCGTATTGGGGTCTAGCAGATAATAAAATTGAAATTCATCACGCATCTCCAATTGTTCAAAAATCAGCGATTTTAAATTCTTTTCAAAATCATATTTTAAATGAGTCGAAAAACAATAAAGACTCTATTGTTCGCTCAATTGCCAAGGAAAATATCAAAACATTAGATAAGATAAAAAGTCTAATGAGTCAATCAAATTACGTTTCTAATAAGCGTATTCCTGGACTTGTTAATACTTGTTTTATTATCATTGACTTGGGTAATCAAAAAATAAATTTAAATGAACAAATTCAAAGCAGCCAAGATATAGATTTTTCAATTAAAGGTTTGTCTGATAAGTTCGATTATGTATATACATTAACCCAACCAGTCATTTCAAATAATCAATACACGGGAGACGTTAAGAGTATTGTTATTATTGCAGCTCCATTAAGAGAATTAAGAAATCCAAAAGATGCAAGCGGTAACTGGTATTACTTTTCCAAAAGCTTATTAAAAGCTTTAAATAAAAACGATGTTGAGTTGCGAGCGTTAGAAAAAACATCTCAAATATCTAATAGAACTAACGAATTATTTAATTTTTCTAATGTATCGTGTCAATTTAAAAATGGCGAAGAATTTCAAAACAGTCTAAGCGGTTTTGATAAAGTGATAAATGATTATGCTTATGAGGCAAAGTTGCTTGGACCGTTTGTTAAATCACAAGCAATACAAAGAATCGTTGTCAACAATAAAGACACTCAATTTAGGCTTGGCGCTGCTGGTTTAAATAGCAATAATTTAAGCGTATCTCAAACGGCTTTGATTGCTGGACAAGAAGGATCGAATGATCAAAGAGCTTATGGAAAAGCTCAAAACAATTACTCTGATTGGAATAATGACAATGAGAAAAAAGATTACAATTCTTTAGCTGTAACACATACTATTGAAAATCCTTTTGTCGATAAAGTATCACTTTCAATCATTGTCAATGCGCTATCAGACACAATACATATAGCTACTGAAGGCGTTAAAGATGTTGGCAAGTTAGAGGCTGGTTCAAAAATTCCCTCGATTGTAGCAATCAAAATTGAAACTGGAAAGATAACAAATGGAGAAAAGAAAGATGTTAAATCGTATTCTTATTCTATAGTTGGCTTGATTGAAGGCGCTTATATAATTGATTTTGGCGCAGATTATAGTGAAGCAGAGGATCTACTAAAAGACTCTGTTAAATTGATTAATGGGGAAAATTTAAATGACGCAAACTTAACTCGTCCATTTGATCTTCCAGCTCTTGATGATGGTGAAGATCCATCTACCACTAAACGATATATTAAAGTTGTTAAATTGTCTTGCGAAACAAACTCGACTCTTATCAATAAAGAAATCTCACTTGGTAAAGTAACTGAAATAATCGACCAAAGACTTTCTTATCCATTTTCAGCAATCGCTGGAATTAAATTAGACGCTAGAGCTTTCGGCTCTATTCCAGAGCGCAGTTATGACTGCAAATTAAAAAAAGTTAAAATACCATCGAATTATGAAATTATAGATTCTGACACTAGACTAGATATTCGATATGTCAAAAGCGCAAAAGAATATACTACTACACAGCAAATCTACCAAGGAGATTGGGATGGCTCTTTTACCGAGGGTTGGACGGACAATCCAGCGTGGATATTGTATGATCTACTAACGAGCAAGCGTTATGGCTTGGGAGCTTATATTGATGAATCACAAGTCAATAAATGGGAGCTTTATAAAATCGCTAGATTCTGCGATGCAGTAGATGATGAGGGTTACTTTATTGGCGTTAGCGATGGTGTTGGTGGATTAGAGCCGCGATTCTCTTGCAACATTCTTTTTAAAGAGCAAACAAAAGTGTATGATGCTATCAATGTAATTGCTAACTTGTTTCGCGGCATAGTTTTCTTCGGCGGTTCTGAAATTCACTTCCTCGATGATAGACCAAGAACTCCAATTGCTTTGTTTAATAATGTCAATACTAAAGACGGAACTTTTAATTACAGCAACATTCGCAGAGACTTGCAGTTTAATACTGTTGAGGTAGTATACTTGGATCGTTTTGATAACTATAAAACAAAAGTAGAATACATTCAAGACGAACAAGATATTCGTAAAAGAGGTGTTTTTAAAACAACAATCAATACATCTGGTGTCACATCGAGAGCTATGGCTCGCCGCATTGGTCAGCATATTATTTATCAAACCACGAAAGAAAATCAGAGCGTAGACTTTTCTGCTGGATTAGAAGCTCTTCTATGCAGACCTGGAGATTTGATTATTATTGAAGACGAAATGAAAACCCGTGCTACTAACTATGGCAGGGTGTTAGACGTAGACCTAGTGAATAAAACGCTTCGAATCGACAATCAATTTGATGCTACACAATATACTGGATTTATTACTCTTTATACTCCAACAGGTTATTCTACATCTTCCGAGTTAGAGCAATTAGCAGCAACTGGAAGACAAAGAGTTGAACAATTTTCTATTACAGGATTATTGACTCATTCTAGTTTGAGCGGTTTATATAAGTTTTCGGGTTATACTAATGGCTTTGCTAACTCTACAATTTATCCGTATCAATTTCCAGCATATACAGGAACTGGTTCGGCTGGTCAAAAATTATATTGTTACTATAATACGGGAGCTACTGGTTTTGTTTTCGCAACTGGATTGGCATTTCAAAACAACAATACATACGATAAGGTAATCACTAATACAGGTGTATTTTATGGCGCAGATATTTCTCCATCAGCAAAAGGAGATAGTGGCAATTACACTGGATTTGCTTATGACTCAGCAGCGCCAAATAAACGTGGTGCAACAAGCGGTCAAATATCGGGCGCTATAAACTGGGATGGCGATTTATATCCAGCTACAAATGGCATTTTAGATAGCGAAATCAACGCCTACAATATTTCACAGATCACAAAAATATCGCTAACTGGTTTCAATAATTCAGGTGTTGATTATGGAAGCATTATTTCTCTCAATCAAAACGATCCTAATGTTAGCTTCTTGCCAGCAGTAAAAGCTGGAAGTGTTTATAGAATTGAGCGAACAGCGGCATCTGATCAAATATACAAAATCATTTCAATCCGCGAAAATTCTCAAAACGAATATGGCGTTACAGCTTCTCGTTACGATACAGGAAAATTTGATACAATTGAAAAAGCAATAACTCAAGATTTCTTAGAAAATACTTACTATACGGGAGTAATTGTTGTTGGCGATACTCAGATTAAACAGTTGTCCACGCCCAATATCGCAACATTCTCAGGATTCGATCAGACATCAAGCGATTTCAAACTTACGGGACGATGGGCATCTGTGGCAAGCGCAACAGGTTATAGCGTTTCAATTGATAACTCTTTGGCTGGTTATTTTGAATCAATAATCACTAATCAAACTGGTGTGCAATTCACTGGATTGACTAACATCGGAAATTGGACGCTATCTGTTGCAGCGTTGGCAGAATCCCCGAATATCAATTCATCTGCCGCGACTACAGGAACATTTGTCGCTTACGCAGGAACTAATACTACAAGCATCACTAAACCAGCCATTGTCGGCTTTTCTTTACAATAATTTATGTTTTCATATCAAAATAAGGTCGTTGGGGTTAAAATAACAGGTCAGGCAGGTTCTGATTTATTTGATATTTTAATTAACAGTGGATATGTAGGATCGACTACTGGCTCTAGTCAAGGCGATGGAGCTTATCTTGTTGGTTCTGCTGATTCTTCGTTAAAATTGAGCAGCGTTAGACCTATACTAAGTGGTGGATGCCCAATTGCAATAAATTGGTCTTTTGATGATGACTGTAGTCAATCAACAGGCTACTCTCTCCTTCAACAAAATCCAATAGGAAACTTTTATTATGATTTGCAAGCAGCAATTTATAACTTTTCTCTTGTTAAAAGTGGCGCAAATCCATGGGTTTTAAAAATAGGAGAAACTACCGAAGTCACAAGTACGCTGTATAATTCTGGTAGTCCTTATGGATCATATACTGATTATGAAGGTGATTATTCGTTATCTATTTATCAAGATTATTCCACTTCCGAAGAGTCTTATTATTTTAGCGAATTGATTCTAAACGAGGGTTCAAATCAACTATGCTTCATAAATAACCAAAACAACGGGATTGCGAATAAGCTATATTATGAAATCGGTTTATATGAATTAAGTGGTTCATATTTAGTTAATCCTTCTATTGTCGGAATTGGCGAAATAAATCCAACAACTGGTGCTGATCAATGCATATCTTTCGATTTAGCATATCCAACTCCAGGAGGTTCTATCAATTTGTTTCAATTTGATCCGACATTTAGTGTTGATACTGGCAACTTAAACCAAATATTTACTGGCAGCGGAGTTCATTTACAAAAAGATGCAACATTCTTTTTTGATATTTTAGATCAACAACTTAATACCGTATCTTCTGATCAACAGTTTTTAGACAATCCGTTAATTGGTGGGTGTGTGTTTGATATTTTAAACATAGATGGAACAACTGCCGCCGCAAATTTCTTCACAGGAAAGTATTCACGCTCTGTAACTGTTTCAGCGCTAGATAATGAAAACATTTTCGGCACTTATAAAAAAGATTTCGGCATAAGATGTAGATTGCCCAATTCATTTGATGGATCAATTTTCACAGGTGTATTCTTGGCGTATGGTAATGTTCCTAATATTTTGGACATTGTGCCAAACTATTCTGAATTTAGTGGAGCATCACAAGCAACAGAATCGCTTAACATCTCGATTGTATTGCAGAACGACTTGCGATTTACACAAATGGATCGCTATGATGTTTATGCTTCGACTGGAGCTGGCTCTGCCGTAAACGAATTGACATATCTTAATCCTACAGCTCAAGAGGGTTACTTATTCTCGCAGAGTGTTGCTAACGTATCTAACGCTTACGCTTTAACAATTAACAAGGGAGCATTGACAGAAAACACTCCATACTACTTTACAGTTGTTCCATACGGAGCTTTAGGGTCTGGCAAGTCTTTTGTTTTCGGACCAACCACATTCGTAACTAAACAAACAAATGTAGTGCTATCAAGCGCCGATGTAAATGCCGTTAATATTTACGATGGAACTGGATTCAATCAAACAATATACCAAACAGGTAAACTTTGCTATGGAAGAGGTGTCATTCATGAATTTGATTCTGGAGTTTTTACCAGCGTAAAATACTTAGTAGAAATTAAAGACACAGGAAATATCAGAAGACTTTCTGAATTGAAAGGAGTAATCAATACCACTGGTCTTGCTTTAATACAAGAACCCGTAAACGATACATCATCGACATATCAACTTACGGGTCTTGCGGGAGGACTGTGTGGTTTGTATGTGAGCGGAAGTAACTATACTGGCGCGACTTACAAATTACAGGGAACGATGTTTTAATTGCTTGCCATTGCTTCTAATCCAGCCAAGAAGTCTGCTTTCGCATGTTCTGGCAAACGAGCGTAAAACTTCTTTGCTCGACGGTATGCGCGTTTTGACATTGCATTTTCAGGTTGGAGGATTTGTCTCAGTTTTTTTGCTTTTTTATTGTTCATAGTTTGCTAATATATGTTTCGGTATCTTTAAGGAAGCCCATTTTATGGTAGAATGATTTTACTTTTTGGTGATAAGGATTGTTGACTGCCGTAGACATGGTGATGTATTTGCACCCCATTTGTCGAGCAGTCTCAGTTGCTGTTTTAAACAGTTTATAACCAGCTTTTGGATTCTTAGATAGCCACAAAAATTCGTGAATTATTTCTTCATTGAATTTTGGGCATCGAACTTTCTCAAAAGCGATCATTGCGTCAAATTTATCGCCTTGTAAATTTCCCCACACTAATAAATCCCACGCCAAAATAGATGGATGAGAGAAGTTAGCCTTGATAGTCTCTGGGCTGTGAGCTACCAAGGCGTGACCTTCATACAAATCATGTTGTTTAAAAAGCTCATACATATCGTCAATAAGCTTTTCAAATTCTACAGGATTTGTAATACGCTTAATCATTGATTTTCTTAATCAAGACACGCGCTGTCTTGGCTGGAATATCAGTGAAGCCGCTCCAGTTTTTAGCATCTGCCAAAAGATCAAGAGTAGTTGTGTCATTCGCTTCTGTAGCGTTAGTCCACATATTGCGGAGATACACTTTGAAGTCTTCGAACGAGAAGATTTTAAGCTTGTCGTTTACATTCTTTTCCAAAGCTCCCTGTGGCGTGATAGGAATAACGCTGGATTGCACAAGGTCAGAAATATCAACCGCTTTGTTTTTAGACTTGTCGATTTCATCAGCCCCGACAATATGAATATTGAGGAAGTTGCGAACGCAACGAACGAATGCACGATTACACGCGATGGTTTCTAGGAACTTCAAGCAGAAGTTGTCAGTATTTGCTTCTGTGGCATTTGCAACATCTTCAAAAACAACTTCTTCATTGCTTGTTTCAAAATTACCAATCCATTCGATACAGCACAGTGCTGTAACATAATTTGGCGCTTCATGTCTGATGTTATAACGAACACTCTTAAAGCCTCGTAAGCGAGCCAACTCTTTGATGCCGCCAAGCATAATAAGCAATTGCTTATCGTCCAAGCCTTCAATAGATGTCGGAACGGATTGTTTCCGAATCTCAAAGTAATCTTTATTTGGGTAAAGAAACTGTGGATCAATCATAGCTCGCCAATCGACGAAGCCGTCTGGGGTGAACTTGTATTCTTTGTTTTCGATGAGTCCATCGGGACCTCTTGTTATTTTATTTTGTGTCATAGAGATAGAAATGGTTTAATTCGCTAAGAAGCAACTCATTATCTTCTATGACGAGGTTCTTGTCAAGAATATTTTTGTCTTTTTTCCAATGATAGGTGCTGGGGTATTTTTTGCCGCGAGAAATGATCGTTTTATTGGAGTGAAAAAATGACTGGTTAAAAGTGATTTTTTTATCTTTTAAAATAGACTTATCAGCAGTGGCATAAACTTGCACGTTGGAATTGAAATACTTATTACGAATCGTTGGAAGAATCGACACATCTTTAACCAAAAGATTGATGGTAATTCCTAGACCGCTAATATAGTTGAGGTAATCATCAGAAATAACACTTTCCTCATTTACTAGAAAAGTAATATTCTTTAATTTGCCGCGAAGTTTCTGGATGAATTGATGGGGGATCATCTTCTCTGTAAAGAATGAGAACGATTGCAGATACTCGCACCACGTTTCTACATACGAAAAAGAGTCAAGATAATCGAGTCTCATGAACCAGTGTTTCTCTGGCATTCCTGGCATTTGCGCAAAAAAGTCTGGAACCAACTCGAAAACAGAATGATGGTAAAAATCACCAAGGAAACGAGTTTTGAGCGGAATAGATTTTTCGGGCGTAAATTTTTTAATAATCGCATTTGCTATATCTTCTGGTAAAATTTTGTTGATTGAATCTTGTTGATCTACAGCGTTGAAGCTAGGCTTGACAGCCCAAGGCGCTTCGATGTTTGTTTTGTTTGAACTCCAGTAGCCATCAGAACAGGCGGCGTAAGAATCGCCAAATAATGTGACAATAGGAATATCATTGGCGCTAGCATAATGCATAAGAGCGTCATTGCCACCGATATGCACTAAACTATTCTTTACGATATATGCCTGTTTTTTGAAATCAAGATCAAAGATCATTTCATCTACTGACGATAGTTTCTGTGATTTTGAAGAACCGATTTGAATAATCTTAATCGACTGCTTGCTCAAAAACGAACGCACAGTATCAAACACAATATCAAAATACTTATACTGCTTCGACTGAACTTGTGGCTCTACCGATACGGTAATATATTTTTCTGGAATGACTGGAAAGAAATGTTCCGCCAAAACAGGCTTGCCAATTTTCACGCCAAGATTTTTGGCATATTCTTCTATTAGGTGACTCATTGTAAATCGAATTGAATTTTATCTTTGCCGTTGTGAATGTAGCAGATGTTCTTTTGGGTAGTTGTTGTTGGCATAAATGCTAGGTCGAAATAACCTTTATGAGCGCCAGCTCCCTCTAAAATAAATGAATTCTCCAACATTTCAGAATATAAAATACATTTGTGAACAAAACGGTTATCCTCAATCAGCGGGAAATACTCTTGCCGTGTGGCGAAGTAGATGTTGTGCTGTGGATATTGCTTATGCAAGTTTTCCATAAGACCGTTCAGCAAAAGAATATCAGATTCTGTTCCTTGCGCTAGAACGCAAATACGTCTGCCTTCGTCATCTTTATCAAGAACGCTTTCAAATTCTACAGGCTTTTGTTGTTGCTGCAAGCAGACATTGCGAAAATGATTGTGCATTTGTTCGCGATTGATTTCTTGCTGTAGTTTGTTTTTCCATATTTTGAACGAAGTGTGATTTTCGTCAACTGATTCGCCAAGCATTTCCTTATGCAAAGAGATGATAAAGTCTTTTTCATCTGCTTCAAAATTAGGCTTGTGATCAGCATTGAATCGAGAGGGAGGATTGTCAAAGTCGTAATCAACTTCTGGCATAGAATCAATGAGAGATTCAAGCTCTTCACCAATCGCTTCAATAGAACAATAGTCCACTACAAATTGACGAGCTTTAATACCAATCGCTGCACGTTCAATCGAGGGCATATTATAAACAGTGAGTAACTGTTCGGCAATATGATCGGGATCGGTAGATGCTTTGATGAATTGAGTTCCAGGCTCTCTATACTCTGCCCAATTAAGAGGCAAGCCGCCGCTTTCTTCTGTGCAATACTCTTCGCCGCAAGAATAGTTTGTGACGAGTGTGATAAGCTCTGTGAGTTTTGCTTCTTGAATTGGAATCTCTTGACCGCCACTTGTAAATGGATGGCAGTATACGTCCATAAGGTTGTAGATTTCATTCAGTTGAGCTTCACTTACTCCTTGGTTAATGTTTGTAGTGCTTACCGTTCTTTTACCACCACATGCTGGGCAGTCGCGATCTTGCCCCATAAATGGCGCAATGAAATAGCTCTTACATTGTTGGCAGAAATAAGTGGTGAGAATGTCTTTGTTGTCAATGCCCTTTTCTTGCAAGAGAGTTGGAATGTCCCATCCCTCTGACCAGTGAGTGTGCAACAAGAGTTTAGCATGAGGAACTTGTTGTTTAAACTTTTTAAAACCTTCCAGCAAATTAGGAACGCTTTTTCTAAGCTGATTTCTAAACACAAAGCCCACAATATATTCATTAGACAAATTAAACTTCTGACGCAATGCAGCGCGTCTATGATCATCCATTCTATAGAATTGATTTACGTCTAAGCTTCCTCTGAGAGTTTTAATATGATTATAACCCATTCGTTGGAATGCTTTTTCCGCGAAAGAAGACCATACATAGTAATGTTTGATTTTGGGCGCAGCATCAATAGCTGATTGTAGAATTGGTAAGCTGTCAAGCGTAGTCCAAATCATGGAGTTCACTTTATTCCACCAAGGCTTTTCGTAGAAGCCGTCGAATGCCCAAATGTCCTCGATGCCAATATAAACATCAGGACGCACAGTATTGATAACATCATCAATACCAAAAGCACCATACGCAGCTTGACGTTGCTTGTGTTGGTCTTGATTGATTTCTGCCATCTTTTGAACATCTGGCAAAGAGCCATAAGTAGTCCATGGAGTGCTATCAGTTTCGGGGCAGCGTCTCATCAAGCCATTAGCAAGCTCAAAGATTTCATACTTGCCTGTATTAAACAGATAGCGCAAGATATTCTTTTTGTGCTTACCAAAGCCTGTGAAAGCTTTGCAGAAATTACTATGTATGAGAACTTTCTTTTTAGTCATCGGAGCGGTTTTGCATTTGAGCGTTTGAGCGAGCTTCGTAAAGTTTTTGCAAAATTACTTTGCAGAACTCACGAATTGCGTAAGCTTCTCCAGGTTCAATACCAATACCAAACTTCAAAGCTGAATTCTTAGTAATGGAAAATGAAAAAGCTTTAGTGCCATCATTTTTCTGATAAGGCTTAAACGAGATGCTAGTCTTATTTGTTTCGTGGCTATGAAATGCTTTGTATTCAGAATAGTTTTCAATAGCGTTGATGATGCCGCCAACTTCAAATTCGTTTAGTTTGATTACTACTGTTTTTTCTGGGTTTTTTGCATTCTCAGCAAAGGAACCGTTTTTTGTTTTTTCATCCCATGAATGCTGCATAATAGCGTTGACATATAGGCAAGGGTCTTTGAATTTACCAGTAGTGCCAAGACGGAAAGCGAATGCGCATCCGCTCGATTTTGAATTGGGTTTATAGAGTTGAATCATACCTGATTTTAAATAGTGCGTAGAAATTTTCTACTAAAAGTGTAAGATATAATGTGTCCTATCTAAATCATAATATTCCCACGATTACTTGCCTACTACGCAATGAATATCTTTTTAATCACGAAAAAGGACATGGTGAGTATACTTCATGCGATGTCCATTCTGTAACGTCAATTGAGAAGAGAGTTCCTCTATTTGAAGCGTTCTTGACGAATGGAGTAAACTGGACTCGCAGACCTATTACAGCATTCTGTTGGAAGCCTTGCGATCCAGTGCCATTGGAACATGCAATGTATTGGGATTGTTTTAGTCCTTATGTTGATGTTCAGGTTCGCACACGAATGAAAGGTCTGAGAGCTTTACTCATCACGCCGCAAAATACCAAAGAAGCTGGAGAGTATATGTTCACGCTTGATTGGGGATGGGAGAATAAGAGTATCTTGGACACCAATTTTTCTGAAACACCAGAACATAAATGCGCTCATGTATTCAAAATGGACAATGGTAACTTTTATGCTTACCCAAACAATCGCATTGTGTGGCACGATAATGCGTGGGTTGATAAGCCTATTGACAAAAATCCTGGATATAAGATCGACTTGACAGTATATAGCGTCGAAAATAAACGCACACTGTTTACTGATTATAGCTACATGACAGAATTCACCACTCAACCAAAAGAAGAAAATGTCACTCACTAAAAAAGCATTAACAAATCAAATATGCAATGGCATATTAGTAAAGCTAGTACCAAGCTCTATCGTTGGCGCAGGAGTTGGAGCTGTCACTCTTACTGAAATTCATAAAAATGAAGTTGTTTTCGCGCCAAAAGATTTGTGCTTTATCCGCTGGGGTGAAGTTAAAAATGTCGAGAATAACATCTTAGATCATATCAAAAAAGTCTGCAACAACAACGAATACGGTTTTTGGATTGATTGCCACATTAACGATATTGGCGCAGCTTACTTCGTGAATCATTCTGATGAACCAAACTTAATTCACGACAGAGAGCGAGATATTTACTATGCCGCAAGAAAAATTCAAATTGGAGAAGAGCTTACGTGTAAATATTCTTCAGACGAGATTGATTGGGTGTAATAATGTTTGATGAGTGCTGCATATACAGGAATAACTATTGAACAGAGAGGTTGCTATGATTTAACGCTTACTATTCAACGAAGCAATGGCATTTATAATTTAAGTGGAGTCACTCTCACTGGTCAAATTCGCAGAAGCTTTGATGATGCTTTGCAAGCAGTTCTCACGACAGAAATTATTAGCATACCAAGTGGTATTGCAAAAATCAGTTTGAATTCGGCGCAAACGCTAAATCTCGATTTAGCGCCGTCTTATTGGGATTTATATGCAGACAAATCTGGCGAATGCCCAGATAAATTGATGCATGGTCCTGTTTATGTCATTAAATCTGCAACTAATCCATGAGCGAATTTACAATAAATGTAGTTCAAGATCCATCGACAATTATTGATATAAATAATTCAAATCAAACTGTGTCTTTGAATATCCTTGAAGACCAGTATAACTCTATTCAAGTAAATGATAACTCTAATGATGTATTATTGAATCCTTCTGTTTTTTACAATGGAATCAATATCGTCTATTTAAGTGGCGTAAGTGGTGAGCTTCTTCACAATACTTTTGGTGATTTGCAGGGGGGATCTACTGGTCAATATTATCATCTTTCATCTGGACAGTATTTCAATTTAATTACTGGCGCAGTTGTTAGACCAAATGAAACTGGTTCATTTTTAACTATAGGATCGGCAGATCTTCGCTATGTTGGTCTTGCTGGAGATCAAACAATTAGCGGAGCCAAAGCTTTTGTTTTACGACCAAGTGTTAATGGCACAGGGGTAATGCTTAGTGGAGAGGCTGTGAGTGTCAATACAGGAGAATTAACAGGCGCTTTTTACCCGCTTAATAGCAATCCAAGTAACTATATTACAGGAAGTGTTGTAAGACCTTCTGAAACTGGTGTATTTTATCCAACAAGTAACCCAAGTGGTTACATTACTGGAGTTGATCTTTCTGCTTACGTTACTGGCAATGTGGTAAGACCATCTGAAACGGGCAATTTTATCACCGCTTCGCAAACTGGAGCGTTTTACGCTGCCAGCAACCCTTCGGGATTTATTACAGGTGTTAATTTATCTAACTATTCTACAATTGCTTTCTCGACTGGAATCAGTGGTTCTTTACAAAATCAAATAACCAACTTAAACAATCAAACGGGAAACTATTATCCAACAAGCAATCCTTCTGGATTTATTACAGGAGTCGATCTTTCATTCTCTGGCAACTATTATACCAAAAGCGAATCTGAATCCAGATACGTTAATACAACTGGCGCGGAAACAATACTTGGAGACAAAACCTTTCATGATAAAGTATATATCAACAATTTGTATGTCACTGGTCTTGAAACAATCGTAAATACCACAAACACGAATATCGCAAGTAATTTCATCATGCTTAATTTGACTGGTGGGGCAGTTGATGGTGGTTTGTTTTTTGTAACTGGTGCTGGTTTGACTGGTATCAATGATTCTGGTGCGATTCTTGGTTTTGATCATTCAGATAAGTTTAAGTTTGGAATTGGAACTAGAGCTAGCGATCTAAGTGTTTTAGATACGATAGCTTCCGTTGAAGAAATGACGGGTATTAGTGGTAGCTTGCAAACCCAAATCAGCACCTTGTCTAATGCTACTGGTTCTTATGTTTTAAATTCTCAGACTGGTGCATTTTATTCTGTAAGTAATCCCTCTGGATTTATTACTGGAGTTGATCTATCTACTTATGCGACAATCACTAATCTCGCTGCGACAGGTTCGACGCTACAAACAAACATCAATAACCTAAGTGGCGTTTACGCGACCATAAGCAATCTTAACAGCACTGGAAGCTCTTTAGATTCTAAAATTAGTTTACTTAGTGGTAGTTCTGTTTTGCTTTATGGTGATCAAACTATTTCTGGTGTTAAAACTTTCACTACAGGAGTAAATATTAGCGGAAATCTAACAGTTGATACAAATACATTGTTTGTTGATAGTGTCAATAATAGAGTAGGTATCGGGACGACTACACCACAAAGTACTTTCATGCTTGATGTTAACGGTCAGGTTGTGATAAGAGGTGATAATTATCTAAATGGTAGCTTAAGAGAGTTTGGTGCGAATGCTTATAAACTCTCTAAAGCTGGAGATAGTTGGATTAATGGCGGTAATGTCGGCATTGGCACAACAACTCCAGCTGCCCCTCTTCACATTAATACATCACTGAGTGGTGTAGCCGTAAGAATAGGTCAAGACGGTACAGTAGGTAGATTAGAGTTTGGTAATGTTAATGTTGCATTAACTAGAATATCTAATCAACTAGCATTACAAGGGTTTGATGGCTTTACATTCGGTACTTCGAGTGGTGAAAGAATGAGAATTGATTCTTCTGGTAATGTCGGCATTGGCACATCATCTTTAATAGGCAAGTTAGATGTTGCTGGAAGTCTCACAACTACAACTCCTTCTAATGTTTTGGTTCTATCTCGACCTTACAATCCTGGAGTAGCATTTCATACCGCAGCATCATTTAGACTATCCAATCCTAATACAAACGTAAACAATACTAGACTAGACATAGCGTTACAACAAGGAAACTCAGTATCACCAGTAACACCTGACACTACAGTTATGACGCTTCTAGGTGATGGTCGCGTTGGTATTGGAACAACATCGCCGTTAACTCCATTACATACCTATACCGCAGGTAATAATTCACTAACGATTGAAGCTGGAGCTGGCGATTCTCAAGTTATGTTGAGATCCGCAGGATCGCTTAAATTTCTATTTGGCTATGAAGATTCTGATGATGGTTTTAGAATTTATAATTATGGAACATCAGCTACTTCACTTTTTGCAAAATCAACAAATGGTTATATCGGCATTGGAACAGTTGCTCCAAATGAAAGATTAACTGTCAGTGGAAATGCAAATATAAGTGGAAATATAAGTGCCAACAATCTTGTTTATAATACAGGAAATCAAACCGTAAGTGGAATCAAAAACTTCCAATCTGTTCCATTGGTTAGTGGCGAAGAGGTTTACTATAAAAAGAACGTAGTATATTTTACTGGAAATAATTTTACTCCAGATGCGAATCTTGCAAGAACTTTTGAATATGTTTTAACTGGACTTGCAGGTGCAAGCGCCACTTTGAACGCGCCAATCAATATGAATAATGGCGAAAATATTGTAATAAAAATAAAACAAAGTCCAAGCGGTAGCAACAATATCATATTTAATAGTAATTACAAATTCCCAGGAGGAGTTATTCCCTCTTTAACTTTGACACCAAGCAAAGCAGATATATATACAGCGCTTAAAATAGATTCTAATTTTTATTCGACTTATATTAAAGATTTTATTAATTAAAAAATATGTTTTTACCATTTTCGAATTTAGACAAAAATACCACAACAGAAAACTTATTATATCCGAACGGTATAGTTTACGCTTCTTTGGTTAAAGATAATATTTTGTATCTTGGCGGATCTTTTAATTCACTTTGTGAAGTTTATCCAAGTTATGCAACATTAGATAATGAACTCAATATTTATCCAGCAGAAGTAGATACTAGAACATACGGAACAAGAAACAATAAAGGAGTTGTTGATACTACAGTAGATCAGTATGGAAATAGATATTTACTTGGTGGTTTTTCATCGGTGAATAATCTTTCTCAAGTGCCATTCCCAGATGGAAGAATTTCTCAATCCCCAGCGAATTTTTTATTTGGAAAAATAGGATTGGCGCAAATTACTCCTTCGGGTTTAAATACTGGACTTGGATTGAGTCTTGGCGGCGGAACAAGTTTGAGAAATATACAAAGCATTGGCTCTGGAATATTTTTCATGCATGGTGGAAATAATATAGCTGTGTTTACAGGAAATGGAGCATTTAACGCTGCAAGTTATAATTATGGTTTATATAATCAGACTGTTATGAAATTTAATCTGCTTGAAAATCCTGCTAATAATTATAAATGGGCTTTAAGGGCAGACCAGCTTTGGACTCAAAATTTCTCAAACGCCACTAAAACAGATGGTCCTCCAATAGATTATTTTGCAGATACGGGAAATTTTTATCCTAATAAAACTGGAATTTGGATCGCTGGACAATTTACAACTGCGGCAGGAGTCGTTTGCAATCGCTTGGTATGTTTAGATTATGTAAGCGGAACTTATATTACTGGATTAACCATAGCTAATGGTCCCAATGGTAATATAGATCAAATCTTAAAATATGGAGATAAAATTTATATCATGGGTCCCTTTACAACTTTTAGTGGAGTATCCAGAAATCGAATGGCGGCAATAAATCTGCCAAGTATGAGCTTATCTCCATTTAATCCCAATGCTAATAGCACCATCAGACAAATGGCAACTGGAGCAAATGGTATGTATTTGGTGGGAGATTTCACTACTATTAATGGATCAGGTGGAAACTATCAAAACATCTGCAAAGTTGATTACGAAAGTGGGCTTTTAATTACAGGCTTTAGACCAAAATTTAATTTTGGAAATAATCCTTGTGGAAGTATTGCTGAATTTGGTGATAAAGTTATTATAAATTCGACAACACCTAACAATAGAAGCTGGACATATAAAATTGATAATCGTCCGACAAGTGGTCCTTTGATACCTGATTATCATAATCCAATAGCTTTTCCTATAGTAATAGATAATATTAGCGGTTTAACCACTTATACTGGTTTAGGCTATGGAGCTGGTACCACAAATGTATATCAAGGAGATCAAAGTTCTATTGCGGGTTTTAATGTGATTAAAAAAATAGATAATAAAATACATATTTTTGCCAAACAAGGTGGAGCTTTTGTGCAGAAAGTACCTAGAAACAATGCTTTTGCAGTCGATCTAAATACGAATAGAATAACAGAATGGAATCCAAATCTCCAAATGATCAACGCTGCTACTAGCGCATACTCTCTCGCTAATGATACGCAAGCAGTATATTGTATGCATCTTGATACGGGAGATAATACAATAACAATTGGCGGAAGATTTAATACTGTAAATGAATCTAACAACGCTTCTAAAATCAGAAATTCTATAGCTATTGTAGATGCCATCAGCGGTGGGTTAACAACAAATTTAAATGTTAATTTGGGAGTAAATTACGATGTTATAGCAATCGAAAAAAGTGGAAGTACGCTATTTTTGGGCGGAAACTTTATTTCTGGAACCGTGCCTAATAGATACAACAATTTTATAGGACTAGACATAAATACTAATGCGCCAACTCATGGAAGAAATTTTGAAATTAATAATAACCTTTTTGGTTTAAATTCTAATAAAACTTCCAGTTCAAAAGTTTCCTGCATGAAAAGGAAAGACAATCTTCTTTATGTCGGAGGAACTTTCGACACAGTAAGCGGAAATAATAGATATGGAATTTTTTGTTTAAATATACAAAATAACACAATAACAGATTTTAATTTAAACCTTGACAGAGGCGATGTCAAAGCCATGGATATAGATCCATCTACTAATACTTTGTATATTGGTGGCGGATTTAGATCGGTATTGGGGCAAGAAAGAAATTATGGCGCAGCTATAAATTTAAATAATACGGGGTTGTTAGAATGGGACCCAGAACTGTCTAAAGAACCGACAAATCTTAAAGTTACTCCATCTGGAGTAGTAATATGTGGTAGCTTTTCTAATGCTGGAGAAAGAAGAGCTGGGTTGGCATTTTTTAGCATAGAAAGCGGAAGTCTTTTAAAGCGAAATGTTCATTTAATGGGATCTACATATGGAGGAGTGTATACAACAGAAATACATAAAAAAACTTTATATGCAAACGGAAGTATAATCTCTGCAACTATACCTCAAAGCGTTGGATCACAAAATTTTACTCCACATGCGTTTCAAATGAGATATAATTTGGAGTCTGGTCATATTGTAACTGGATATGTTAACGATAGAGATGGCGCTCCACTTTGCATTAGGGGAGGGGGGCAGGTTTTATCTACATTTTTAGAATCTGGTTTTATGTATATGGGAGGATCATTTACAAATGTTCAAAACATGTCTCCAAGCACAAACACAAATTCTACAGTTACAAGAAATAGGGTTGCTTGGTTTGATTTAAATAACCAAATGATTTCTGGAATAGACTATAATGTAAATAGTGACGTTCGAGCAATTAAAAGAAAAGATAATTTTCTTTACATAGGTGGATCATTTACATCTGTATTGGGTGTGGCAAGAAATCGTATAGCAAGAATAAATTTAAATACAAATACTCTTGACGCATGGAATCCAAATTCCAATAGCACTATTTATGATTTTCAATTTAGCGGCGATAAACTTTTTGCTGGTGGTGATTTTACAACTATGAGCGGATTAAGCAGAAATAGAGTTTGTAGATTTGATATTTCTTCAGCTTCAGGAGGAGTTCTTGAATCTTACAATCCACTGATTTTAAATGGCGGGATTAGAAAACTTTTAGTTTCGGGAGATAGTTTATACGCTGGGGGAACATTTGGTCAAGTTGGAGCAGCTGCAAATAATGTTTATGCTTATGCTGCTGCTTTTAATGCGAATAATGCTAATCATATTACGACTTTTCGTCCTTTTTCTGGCTATACTGTTCCTACAACTTATTGGTTTGCAAATCGAGCCGCAGGAGGAACAGATGGAGTTACATCTTTTCACATGCATCCTAGTGGATTATTTATAGGTGGAGATTTTATATCAGTGGGGGGTTCTGGTGATGATGTTAGTCCAAGAGGAGTGTTTTTAGTTAACCCCGCCAGTGGAAACATATTAAGAAATTATGGAGGATTCGGTCAGCAAAGTATTTTTAAAGAAAGAATGCCTTTTGGTGCGGGAGATAGTCATCCTGGAAATATATGGGATATAAAAAGTACTGGAGATATGTTAATAGTTGGAGGTGAATTTGCCGATGTGCCAGAATATAGATATTCAAATTCCGCTTCTCCTCAAAACAGTTTCATTACTTTAAAAGATAAAATAACAGGAGTAAATATTGGCAATTTTGATTTTACAATAGATTCAGAATTGCCAGCATCTTTAAATGATGCGTTGAATAATACAAATTCAAATAGCTCGAACTTGTTTGTATATGATGCATCTTTTAATGAAGATAAAATATTTTTCCATGGATTATTTGGCGACATGAAAGATCCAAATTTTAGATGTTCTATTGCCGCTATGGATTATAGCGGAAAGATTGATAAGAATTTTCAAGGTTTTGGAGTGTAATAAAATATATCATGGAACAAGTAATAGTTGATCATTTAATTTCTTTAGGATTTGAAGATTCTGGACAAGGTGTTTTCAAAAAACAAGAGATAACGATAACTCATGCAGAAAACGCTTATCATTTAAGTTTTTATCTTGATCCTTTTGGCGATATTACCCTAGTCAACAGAATAGACGAAAGAAGATTTTTAGATATAAAAATTAACAATTTTATAGATTGCGTGCAATACGTTAAAAATAAGCTATACTAAAATAATTACTTTTACGCTGAACTCTTTGCATCGCCAATCAAAGGCTCCATAATATCTGTAACTAAAAACGTGTTGTATTGACTGAGGCTTGGTATCATTGCCAATGCCTCTTCATTACGTAAGAATACACTTACCATGTGTAGTATTTTTGCAGGACGAGAGCTTTCGTATAGATATATCTCGCACAGATAGTTGAAAATCGTCTCATAAACAAACAGGCGAATCATTAAATTGAAGCATGAATTATACTCTTCAATAAACTGTTCCTGATTAAAATCTGGAAACAAAGATTTATAATCCATCGCAAATTGTCTTTGATATTCTAGCGGAATGCCCATGTTAATAAACAAATAGCACAAATCAAACAACTGATTTCCCATGTAACCATTCTGTAGGTGCTGGAATTTAAACAAATTATTTCTGATTAAAATGTTATCAGTGTTGAGCTTTCCGTGGCAAAAGTCAGAAGTCTTACAGAAACTTTGCCGCGAAAGATATTCGATTTCGTTTTTCAGAATTTGAAGAATTGACCGCAGACTATTGATGTTAGAATGATCTGCAATAGCGGCAAGTGAATGTTCTGGTAGCTGTTCTATATCGCAACGAGAGAACAGATCGTTGATATAATGCGTGAATGTTCTATCTACCTTTACGCCGCGCAATTGATCGAAAGAGTATAAGAAAGAATCGCTGCTCTCTATAAGAGATGATATGCCAAACTCTGTTACTGTGTCTGCTGATTCAAACGAGGTCACAATATACTGTAGATGCTCACCATACTTGGTCTTGCCATGTTTGTAAGCAACAGGGGCAAATGGGGCTAGCTGTTTGAGAATACCATACTCATGCGCGAAAAATGAACCATCGCCATCGAAAGAGTATTTGAAGTATCGTGGTTGTCCATCAACTGTAGCTTTGAAGCAGTCGAAGTCCATTTGTGAATCCAAAAAACTAACATCCTCTACAGAAGAAAAGCCAATCTTTTTTAATAGATTAGCTGCCAAGAGTTCATTTTCTGTGTCTGTTTGATTCAGAGAAAATAGATAAGGTCTATCAGCATTTGTTATAGATTTCACTTTGTATTATAACGAAAAAACCCAGCCTTTCGACTGGGTTTTAGGTTTTTTATATTCGACTTACTTATGCAGCGTAACCTGTGCTATTAGTAAAGACGAAATCAATTCCCGATTTATTGATCAGTCGCTCACGACGATTTTTGCGATCATAAATCGACACTTTTTGTGGAGTTTCACGACGAAACTGAGCGTTGATAACTTCTCCGTTTTTGAGATAAAGACCGAAGAAACGACCTTTTGCTTGTTTCATTGCGTCTACTGCCGATGTTTTTTTAGTTTGTTTGTTCTTCATTGCGCTGTTATACTAAGCGATTACCACCGACTTGTCAAGAACTTTTATCGTCAAATTGCGACTTTTTTTACCAGAGGCAATGAATTGCGCGACTGAAGTTTGCACTTTGTTTCTGAAGATTGTTTTGATTTCGCGAGCGTGTAGTTTGCTTACGTCATCGACTAAATCTGAAAGAGTGATTTGGCAGTTGATTTTTATTCCTTTTTTATCTGCTCTCTCTTTGAGTTCTTCAAGGCACTGATCGAAAATCTTAGAAAGAGATTCTTCATTGATTTTTTCAAAGATGATAATCTCGTCAATACGCGAGCGCATCTCTGGAGACAGCGCCTGTTTGATAGAAGACTCGAAAGAATTGGTGACATCTTCTGCATGAGACATAAAGCCCATTGACGGCTTGCTTGCTTCTACTGCGCCAATGTTACTCGTAAGAACGACAATCGTGCGAGAGAAGTCGATGTTGCGCCCATATCCATCTTTAAGCTTTCCTTCATCGAGGATTTGAAGCAACAAATTCAGCACAGAAAAGCTACCCTTTTCGATTTCATCAAACAAGATGAGACTGTTGGGATTGTTGCGCACGAAATCTGTAAGAATGCCTCCTTCGTCATATCCAACATATCCTGCACTTGCCCCCAAAAGTCGAGACACAGAAGCTGATTCTTGGTATTCGCTCATGTTAAGCTGTAGATAGCTGCTGTCATTGCCGAAGAATTCTTTTGCAATTTTTTTGGCAGTATAAGTTTTACCAACGCTTGTCGGACCAACAAACAGAAAGCTAGACAATGGTTTATTCGGGGCATTGAGTCCTGCTTTTGCACATGCCAAACAATTGTAGATTTTTTCGATTGCTTTGTTTTGACCGAAGATTTCTTTTTTGAAGTTGTCTGCCAGATCAGAGAATTTTTTGTCCAAGTTATTTCTAAGTGTATCTACATTCATGCCTGAGAGTTCCGACATAACCTTGAGCAAGTCTTCCATAGTGACAACTGCGATTGATTCTTCACCTGTTTGATTAGTGGTATTGAAGATGCGAATTTTTGCTTTAGCAAAAGCGCGATCAATAACATCAAAAGCCTTGTCGATGAATTTTTTGTGCGGCAAATAAGTCTCGCACATATCAACTGACATTTTTAACATTTTTTTCGGGAACTTAATGCCGTGATACTTTTCATAAGCTGGGGCTGCTTTCAGAACAATTTCTTTCATTTGTTCCAAGTCAGGTTCTTTAATATCTAAAATGTGGAATCTTCGTGTAAGTGCGGCATCTTTTTCAAAGTATTTTTTATATTCTGAATATGTTGTTGCGCCAATGCACTTAATTTCGCCGCGAGCTAGTGCTGGCTTGATTAGGTTAGCAAAGTCTGGAGAACCTTCTTTGCCGCTGCCAGCGCCGATAATGCCATGAATTTCGTCAATGAACAAGATGGCGTTACCGTCAGCTTTCAGTTCTTCGACTAGCTTGCTAAAACGCATCTCAAATTGACCACGATACTTGCTGCCAGCAATAAGCGATCCAACATCAAGAGAGTATATTTTTTTGTTTTTTAATGGTCCGTTATACTTTGGCGAAGAAATGTTTTGAGCCAAGCCTTCGACAACAGAAGTTTTTCCAGTTCCAGCTTCTCCAAGTAAAACGCAATTGCTTTTGATTTTGCAGTTAAGAATTTCTTCTAGGCTGCTAATCTCTTTATCTCGACCAGAGATGATGCCAAAACCTGGCTTTGATACAACATCGTTTAGCAAAATGCAAAATCTATTGATTTGCGATTGACCTAGTTGTTTTGATTCAGCTGCATCTTCTTCATCGTCAAGATCGAGACCAAGATCATCGCCAATCATTTCTATCGAATCGCTTTTAAGAAAAGCGTCAATAGAGTTTTTGAAATGCTCTGTATCAATGCCATTCTCTAGGAGAAAATCGCAAAACTTTTCTGAGCTTTGAAGAACGCCCCAAATAAAATGCTCTGTTCCAATGAACATGTTCTCATGCTTGATGGCGAGCATAGTAGCGTTTGAAATGCAATTCTGGATTTCTTTTTCGACAAGAGACTCCATTTCAGTGCTGAAAAACATATCAGGATTCTTCTTGGCGAATTTTTCTACAATAGTATGAAGAGTTTTCGGCTTAATAGAGAAACCTTTGCTTTCTATAAACTCAAGAAAAGGTGTGTTGCTATGCTCCCATAAGGAGATCAGCAGGTGATAGATGTTGGTTATTTTATGATTCTTAGATTCTGCTAATTTAGTTACATGCATCCAAGATTCTAAAGCACTGAATGTCCAATTTTTTTTGTCAAGGTCCATCATATTTGATTACACTGTTATTTTAGCTCTGAGAGCTTCATGTAGATTTTATCTTCTAAAAGGACGAGCTTGTCAAGCATAATAATGTCGTTATTTTTTTGACCAACACCAATTACCACTTCTCCTTTTTTGGGAATCTTTTTACCAGAACTTAGGAAGTTTGTAAGTTTCGGCTCTCTGCTGTTGTCCATAAGTAGCATTGAAATGTTACCACGCTCATCAGCAATGTCAATGCGAGCATATTTGTTTCCATTGGCGCTAGTCCTAGAAATGGAATCCACGACAAACCCGACAGAACATACGGTGGTATTGTTACTGACTGAAGATAAATCATGCGAAGAAACAAAATGAGACTGACTAGCTTCTTTGAAGACTTCGCGAATGTTTTGTGAATAGCTGTAACCAAGAAGCTTGCTCTCAAAGAACCAGTTAGCATACTTGATATGTTGTTTATTTTGGTCATAGATTTGTCTATAGGGTTGATATTTTGTTTTGAATGTTTCAAAACGCTTTTCAGAAAAGATGGCTTTGTTGTCATCGCCAACTGCTTTGGTTTTTACGGAGTCGCTGATGCTTTCCAAAAGATTGAAATTATACTTTTCGCCCAAAGTAATCAGGTTTCTTTTCTCTCTATCTGTGAGGATATTAAATGTTTGCGCTTCCAAAACTAATCGGCAGCGATCTTTCTCAACGAAGTGATCGAGTAAACCAGCTTGAGCAAGTCCAGACATTAAGCCAATATTCACACCAGCTTGTTTTGCCGCCATAAACACCTCATATTTGTTTTCGAATTCTCCTTGACGAAACTCTAGCAATGCTTCTAGGGACTTTGTAGAAACGCCTTTGATCGTATTCAAGCCGTAGCGAATATCTTTACCTTCAATCGAGAAGTCGATTTCAGATTTGGTAAGACTAGGAGGCAAAAGCTCAATGCCAAATGACGAAAGCTCTTGGGAAATCTTTAGGATTTCTTCATGAGGACTTGGCTCGAATTGCGCAAACTTCAAAAGGCTCAAGAAGAACTGTTGAGGATAGTTGAATTTGAGATACACAGTCGTAGCTGCAAGGTAGGCATAAGCCATAGAGTGCGACTTGTTGAACGAGTAATTTGCAGAGTCTTCGGCAACCTTCCACAGAATATCTCCAATGATAGGATCAAGACCGTTCTCTTGGATTTTTTGAGCGATTTTATCTTTCCACTCCGCCATTTTATCGACTTTTTTCTTGCCAACAATTCGACGCAATTGTTCTGATTCATCAAGATTAAATCCGACCTTTACTGCCATCTTCATCAACTGTTCTTGAAACAAAGGAATGTTGCCAGTGTATGAGAGAACATCATCGAAGAACGGATGGATAGATTGAGACTCGCCTGTTCTTACATATTCTGCATACTTGTCGAGGAAGTCTAATGCTCCAGGTCTTGCGATAGCAACTACCGCAGAAAGCTGCTCTAGGTTGCGTGGCGCGACTTTCTGTGCGACTTTGAAGTTGGTATCAGCTTCAATCTGGAACAGACCTTTAGGAGCTTGCAGTGTTTGCAATGCTGCGTAAATAGAAGGATGCTCTACATCAATGTCGTGAGCTTTGATGCCAATCTGTTGGCAAACGTCATTAACTACCGACAGTGTGCGCAGCCCAAGAATATCGAACTTGACCATCAGCTCTGCCACATTGTTCATATCATACCCCGAAACTAATGCTTCTTCACCAGTATTCTGCACAGGCATAATCTCTTCTAGTGGATAGTAGCTAATAGCAATACCAGATGGATGAACGCCGACATTCTTGTTAAGACCTTCGATCTTTTTGGAGATGCGATAAATACGTTTGTTCTTGTTGGCGAATTCTTTGAAGACTTCACTTTCTTCATACGCTACGCCAAGCTTCGCTACCTTGCCAAACTTTTTGGGGATTGAATCACTAATTATATTAACTTCCGACTCTGACATCTCGCCAACAATCTTGCCGCACTCTTTAATGCATAGTTTGCTGCTTAGAGTGTTGAGAGTTAGAATCTTGGAAGTTCTGCCAGCGTATTTTTTATTAATATAATCTAGCACTTCTTGTCGTCTATCGTAGCTAATGTCGTTGTCAACATCGCATAGTAGCGAGCCATCCAAAAATATTTCGCCGTTGTGTTCGATTTTTCGCGCACGGCTTTTGGAAACAAATCGCTCGAAGAATAGATCATGTTTGATTGGGTCAATGTTAGTTACGCCAATTGCATACAACACCAAACTTCCAGGAGCTGAGCCACGACCCGCACCTGTAGGAATGCCTGTTTCGTGACAGAAATTAATAATGTCCCAATTCAACAAAACATAATCAATAAAGCCCAAATCTTCAAAGACAGACAATTCCATCTTGAGACGCTCAAAGTATTTTTCTTTGTTTGGAAATTCAAGAATGCCTCGTTTTTTCACACCTTCAAAACAAATGCGGCGTAAGAATTCAAAGTTAGAAATGCTATCGGGAATTCCCAGCTCTTGATAGTAGCGCTGTTCGATTTGGATTTTAGGAAGTTTTACCCCTGCTGGAAATGGGGATTCGTAATGTGAGAATTGTTCAATCATAGATCAATGTTAAAAATTTGTTTTTTGAAGATTTCGAATGTCATCTCTACATCGTAGAGGCTATCGTGAAGTTTTTTAGGGTCATGAGGAATGTCGTAGTATTTAAGCATGAATGCTTGACTGGTTTTTAAACCCTTTTCGCGAATATGCAACATCTTATATTGCCATGATAAGAAATTTTCTTTGTCGGGCAAGATGTTCTTGAATATGGCAGTGGATATTGATTTTGTGTCAATGACTCTTTTGACATAAGAGTGATCGCTATCCATGCCGATCATTTTGCGCCAGACGTTGATCATATAAACATCGAAGCCAAGAAAGTTCTGCCCAATAACTAAAAACGATGGATCATAAAGATACTTGGAAAGTTTTTCGAATACCTGAATAGGATGTTCAGCTTTTGAATAATAGTGGTCTTTGTCAAAGCCTGTAATTCTGGCAGCATCGGGAGATACATTTATACTGTCCCAGCGAATAAAGTGATCATGCTTGGAAACGATTGTATTGCCACGGCAAATAGTCCATGAAGCTTGCCACGGTCTGGAAGAAACGAGGTTGAGTCCCTCTGTCTCTGTATCTAAAACTATGTAGCTTTGATCTTTTTTGAATCTAAGTAGGTCGTTCATGGTTGGTTCATTATTGTTTTAAGTTTTTGTTCGTATTGTTCCCAGCAAAATTCATCGCTGCCAAAGTGTTCTAAGTTGGGGCAAGAGAGTGTCGCTTGCTTGCCAAATTTGCGGTCACTGAGAATCTTGTATGTCTGAAAGGCATCGCAGTCAGATTTGTGCTTATAAAAAATAGATTGCACTAATTGAATTGATGCATTTGGCATGGTATCTCGCGCATAACGATGCACAGCTTTCTTGATTAGTTCATCAAATGGAAGTCCATTAGACTCGATGAAAAATACTGGATTGAGCGGTGCGATATTTGGAATGCAATTGCCCATAATCATTTGATTATTAAAAATAAATGAGTCATAAAAAGGAACAGCTAACATCAGATCGTCGCTCCAGTGAGAGATCAGATCGTCATTAGAGATAGCACCTTTTTGACTTGTATTGATAAAAGAATACAATTGATTCAAAGCTTTGCAACCAGCGTCATTTTTTGCAAAGGCAATAAGCTTATGATTAGACTTGGTATTGGCATCAGAGTTGCAGCATACGAATTTGTAGCCGAAGTGTAATTGAATGCCTAGCTCTTTAGAAATTCTAAAGGCTTCGAAGAATCCAGTCATTGATTCCTCAACCAAGAAAAGGTTCTTCAAACCGCTTTCTTTAGCGATTGAAAAGATGCTGTCAGAACCATCCGAAGTTTCTTTGTCGGGGTGCTGTAGCGTGAGAATCGACTTGCCTATCGAGAAGTGAGATGTAAATATAGGAATCATCAAGAAGAGAATAATACATCCCCTTCACGATGTCAAGACTTTTTTTGATGTGTAGGACATCCGCCATAGCTACGCTTCTCGTATTTTTGTCCTTCTGGAATATCTGATTCATTAAAATATGATTTTAATTGCTTTCCGTTTTCATCTACAGTGGAGAAATAATCGAAAGCCCATTTACAGGAACATGCCCACATAGGAGTTCCATCAATCTTTAGCTGTCCTGGATATTTGGCGAATCCACATTGTAGTGGTCCACTAAAAGTTTTATCTTTCGGGAACGGCTGCTTAGATGCAAAGTTAGAATAAGCATCTTCTTCGGAGAAATTGTCGAGGTATTCTTGAATCGCTGTTAGTTGATGCTCAAAGCCTTCTAAGTCATCATCGGTGATTGGAGCCATGCGAATGATGCCAGAGTTCTTTGAATCGTCTAATTCAAACTTCAAAAATAGAAACTCGCTTGCTCTATCCGAATATTCGGGGAACAAGTGTTTTACTGCAAGACTATACATGTAGTCTTGTAAATTGTCTTTAACTTCTTTGCCTTTGAAAGTTTCGCGGCTAGTTTTAAAATCTCGAATTAGTGCAAACTTCTGCTTCTTGTAGAGAAATAGTTTGTCGATGAATCCTTTGATTTTGTATTTGAATTTTCCGTCATTAACGACAATATCGAAATCTTGTTCCGACACGGCTAGAGCTGGTTTTCCAGCAGATAGACCGAAGAAGTCATACATCAGTCCATTGAGTGTCATTTTTTTAATCAACTCGATGTTATCATCATCATTTACCCCAAGACGTTTAGCGTGTTTGAAAATTAGTTTCTCGATAGACTTCACCGAAAAGACATCTTGTTTTTTAATGATTTTGTCGTAGATTTTTTTTCTACGAGGCTCGCCAAGAACTTCAAAGATTAAGTGGCAGATCGTGCCGCGATTTGCGCCATCGTTTGATTTGTCGGGTATGCCAATAACATACTTCGCATAATACATCCAGCTACAAGACTGGAGAGTTTTGATGCGACTAGCGGATAACGAATTCTTTGGTTCACTCATGAGGATTTTAATACTTTTCTTAGCATAGACAGGTCTTTTTCTTTAAATTTCTGCTTGTTTGCGGCTACAAAAGTAATCAATTCCTTGATGAATTGAGAACGGTCTACAGGAGTATTATACCATTTTTTTAGATCGACTCCAGAATTAAATGCGTCAGAGAAGTCATTGTGAGATTCTGGCGGCAAATTAATCTCGATACAATTAAAATCAAAATACGGCAAAAGATTTAACAATGTTTTGACGCATCCAAGATAGCCATGATTCTCGCCATCTAAGTCATTGTTGCCAGCGATTACGATTCTCTTAACAGGAAAAGAGCTGAGATACGATAGCATGATAGACTGACAACCGAGTCCAAAAGATACAAGATTGTTTTTGATGCCAGACTCAAAAAGAGCCATGCTATCGCCTATGCTTTCGACAATCACAACTTCTCCTGCTTTGCGAATGATTGAATCAACAGTTTCTTCTGCGGGAATATATGCTGGATAAATCCAATTCTTTCTCTTACCAAGATGTTTCCACTTGGGAATTTTGTCATTACTATCGTCTATCTTTCTGCCGCTGAAGCCAATGATTTGCTTATACTCGTTGTAGATTGGGAATACCATACGTCGATACATCTTTCCAGATTGAGCGAGTCCAGTTTTGTAAAAGTTAAGAGTATCATCTGACAATCCCTTCTTCTTATAGAAAGAAAAATTGGGGAACAGATTGTTCAGCATTGATTCAGGGTAGATTTGGTCCATTTCGATTGTTTGTTTTTCAATATATACGTATTCTTCAGACTTGTTGATAGAAGATAAAATGTTTTTAATAGCTTGCTGGTCAGAGCCAAAAGTCAATTTGATTAGTCTCTCAAAGGGAAACTTCTGACTGCCTTGAGCATAGTCAGTCCATACTCCAGTGTTCTTGTAAACACAAATAGCAGTTTCATTGTCGCCGCCTCGATATAAAGCTTTTGTGCGCCAATGATTTCCGCAATCAATCAAGCGATACCCTATTTTTTCAAGGGTAGGCTTGATGTGAACGGGATCAATTGAAGTCTGGGATGTCATCTGATTCATTGTCTTCTAGGTCTGCGCCACCTTCCATTACGCGAGCAATGTCACGAAGGTCTCCTTTTTCGGTGATGCAAAAATTATGGAACTCAAGATTGATAAAGTTCTTCCGCAAATTATCGCCAATGCGAACTGGTTCAACAGCACCAGCAATGTCTTTGCCAAGGTGTCGAGCTTTTACATTGATAATTTTATGAGTGCCAAAGTTTCTTCCCTCTGTTTCAATTTCATCAGCAGTTTTATTGCGAAGAATAAACATGTGAGAGCAGAACTGTGTAATTCGGTCTGACAACGATACGATACTTTCATCATCAACAATGTTTGCTGACTGACGGTTGTTGGTAATACCACTTCTGTTAGATTGCACAGATGTAATCATGGGAATGACAGGCTCACCTTCATGAAGGATTTCTTTCTGAAGACACTTCTTGAATTTGTCAACCATTTCGCCGACTACTTGCCATTCATTCTTGCCGCCGCCAGATTCTGAAGTTGTTTTGATATAGTCAAATGAGAAGATCATTTTATTGCCACGACCAACTTTGCCATAGTAGAATCGCTTGAGAACCTTGATCATTGAATCTACATCCATGCCGCCGACATTGTAGTAATAAAACTTGAGGTTTTTTACTTTTGCCCAAGTAGCACGAACCTTTGCGACAACATCTGGTCCAGCTTTTCTCCAGTTTCCTGTTTCGAGAAGATGCATTTGAACTCCAGAAATAGCAGCGCACTGACGCATGATAAGCTCTTCTTTGCTCATCTCGCCATTGTCGAAGTGCAATACAGGAACATTGTATTTCATCGACACTTTAGTTGAGTAGTCCATGCACCATTGAGTCTTTCCTACGCCAGATCGAGCAACGATAACTGTGATGTTTCCAGGTCTTAGCAGTGATCCATAGATTTCATTGATTTTTTCATGAGGACCCATCATGCCGAATTCGGTAATGGGATTGTTGCCTCGCTCTTCAATCAATGCTTCCATTTCATCATAGATGTTTTCTGGCGTATCGTTTCCAATCTCATAAAGATTGATGCGCGAATTGTAGGAGTCATCTGCTGCTCCTATGATTTGACTATAGCTCGACTCTGGAGCAATAGACTTCATCTTGCGAGCAATCTCTTGAGAGGATTCATATATCTCTCTACGAATCGTGAACTTCTTGAGTTCTTTTGCTGTCTTAATTAGATTGCCGTGCGGGACTTTGCGCATGGCAAGCGAGCGAATGTAATCAGCAGGATTGAGTCTATCTTCGAAAGATAATCCTAGTGACGATACTCGTTGTGCAACGATGACCTCATCAATCTGATCGCCAGCGTCGATCGCTTGTTTGATTACTGTAAAGATGGAACTGTGCAGCCCCGAATCTTCGCTGTAGAAATCCTTGTGGCTAATGAAATTGGAAATCTCACAATAGCTTTCGGGTTCTTTGATTAGTGCCGCTAGTAGTTGTTTTTCTAGTTCTAAGTTATAGATCATCTGAGTTGAGGATAAGGTTTTTTTTACCGTTGTCAATTACAAAATTACGCCAAATGAGGAAAAAAGTTCTTCGCAGATTTTATCCTTTGGATAAATTTCGACAAGAGTGATTCCATTGACTTCGCAGAATTGTAATTTCTTTTCATCTCTTTTTAATTGCTGGAGATATTGAAAACGATTGCCGTGGAAGAATTCAACATATTTCGTGTGTTGACCTCCTTGAACTTCGACGGCAATTTTTTTGTTAGCGTTGTAGAAATCAAAAGAAAGGCGAGTGCCGACAAGTTTGAACTCTTCGAAAACAATGTCGTTCTTCCAGTATGGAAAAAGAAATTCTTTAACGTATAGTTGAAACTTGCTGCGACTCTTGCCCTTCCATTTGATTAAATATCTCTTGGCATTTTTAAGCTCTGCGACAGAACCATTGATTGTTTTAAACTTCATTGCAAATTGCTTTCTTGAAATATCCAACAAGGAATTTGCTGAGTTGTGGGTCTTGTTCAATTTTGTTGAATACCGATTCTAGTCCTTGCACTTTACCGAATGCTGGAAGAGAATTTTCCGCGAGAAGTTCTTCAAATTCTTCCGTTGCTGTGTACCAAGCACCACCCTTACCAAGAAACTCCCACAGCAGAAGCAAATCAACGATTTCTTTTTCAATCCATACAGAGTTGCCATTTGTGCGACCGTATTTAATTGGGTAAGCAATCGTGAGATTCGTTTTTTCGTTGGGAGACTTTTTCACAGTTACTTTTGCGAAGTGACCAATGATTGGGTTGTTGACAGCATCAATTGTCTTGTCAGAAGGATTTTTAAGAATTAAATCTCCCTTGTATCGCGGCTCAAACTCAAGAATGAAGTTTGCAAAGTGCAGAAGTGCATTGCCGCCAGTGGCAGTTGTTTGGCGAACTGGAGCTTTGGAATATGGATCGAGCTTAATGTCAGCGCGAACTTGGCTAATGAATACTGCCATGTGACCTCTCTTAGCAAGAGCAATCGAAAGGCGCTTCATAAAGTTTGCGGCAATCACAGCACCGCCAGCAACTTTGTTTGAGTCTTCGAAGTCCTTGTCAAGATCGCCTTTGGTGATTAGTCCATCGACAGAATCAAGCAAGAAATAGTAGCGATTGTCTTCTTCGTTTTTGGTAACGAGTTCGCGCATTGCGGCGACAACAGTTTCATAAATGTTGCTTTCAAATACAAAGCATGTTCCAGCTTCCCATTCTTCTGGCTTGAAAACAAATTTGATACCTGATCTTTCTCTCATTTCCTTAGACAAGCGACCTTCTGCTTTGATGTAGAATCCTTTTGAATTTGGAACAGTCGCCAAAAAGTTTTTCATGAATGCGAGCGCAGCGCTTGTCTTGCCTCCTTCATTCATACCGCAAAATCTATGCAATCCTGGACACAAGCCTCCACCGAGTCTCAAGTCTAGTTGCAGAGAACTGCTCGAAACTTTGTAATCAATTTCATCCTCAAAATTGTAGTGATCTTCGGAATTCTGTTTTAAGAATGAGCCTAGCACGGAGCTTGACTTTAATACTTCTTTATCTTTATCTTGTTTAATTTTAGCCATCTAAAAAGTCTTTTAATGATTTTATTTTTTTGTTTATTGTGGCATCCTCGCCAACCTTCTCACCTATATCGTAATCGGGGTACTTGGATAAGTCAACCTTAAAATTGAATGCGCGAAACTTTTTATCCATTGTCTCTTTAAGTTTGTCACAGACTAAATAAGCCAGAGAGTCAAGCTGTTTGTCAAAAGAAACGGCATTCATGAACTCAAGCGAGTATCTTTCGCACAAGTCATTTAGCAGCTTCATTTCTCGCATATAAAACAAACGCTTATCCTTTGTGGGGACAAGCGTGAGTCTTGCGAGTATGTGTTTTTTGTTGATCTTACTCTTTGCCATCCAAGAGCATTATGTCATGAAAAATCATCTTGTCAACTAAATTTTTGAAAGAAGTTTTTGGCTTCCATCCAAGCTCTTGACGAGCCTTTGTTGAATCACCAAGAAGAAGCTCAACCTCTGCTGGGCGATAGAATTTTTCATTGATTACCATCAGCACTCTGCCAGTTTCTTTTTGTTGAAAGATTTCGTTAATATCAGATCCTTTCCATTCGCCATGAATACCAGCAGCTTCAAATGCGAGTTCAACGAATTCGCGGATTGTGTGGGTTTCATTGGAAGAGAGAACATAGTCGCGTGGCTCTTGTTGATTGAGCATTTTCCATATACCATCGACAAAATCTTCTGCGTCTGACCAATCTCTTTTGGATTCGATATTTCCAAGTTCCAGAAGATTGTAAGCTTCTTCATTATCAATTGCTTTTTTAATGCGAGCTACTGCTTTGGTAATTTTGCGGGTAACAAATTCTTCACCACGACGAGTTCCTTCGTGATTGAATAACCAACCCTGAACAGCATATAGTCCATAAGATTCTCGCCATACTTTGAGAATTTGTCTAGCTGCTGCCTTAGATGCGCCATAAGGACTTCTTGGGCGAAGAGGATGCTCCTCACTCTGAGGCACTGTTACTACATCACCAAACTCTTCAGATGATCCAGCTTGATAAAATCGGCAAGCAGGATGATAGTTTCTGATTGCTTCAAGAATATTGAGAACTGATGTTGCGTTAGTTTCCCAAGTTTGTTGAGCAAAATCCCAACTACTTCCGACAAAGCTTTGAGCTGCCAAATTAATAAAATAGTCAGGCTTTAGTTTTTCAATAATTCTCGAAATGGAGTGACAATCTGTCAGGTCAAAATTAATCAAATGGAATCTTTGGCTATTGATATGAGACAAATTTGTATGATTGTAGACACTCAGCCTACGAACGCAACCAAAGATTTCATAATCAGTATTTTCCAGTAGATAGTCTACCATGTGGCTTCCGTCTTGTCCAGTAACTCCAGTTACAATTATGCATTTTTTATTGCCAAGAGTTTTGGCAGCGTCTTCGATATTTAGTATATTCATGTGATCTATTTTTTTGCCTATGTATTTTTCTTTAAGATTGTCCATTTGCCTATTGAGTTTAATTAAAGATAATTATTTTTTATCATTTATCAATAAAACATCATAATGATTAGATCCATATCGAAAATGTGCTGGCTTTGAAGAAATTAAAGAAAAACCCATTGATGTAAGCTTATTGATTATGATAGAATTGATGGCTCTTAAATTTGGATTGACAAAATCATGGAATTCTATCGTAAGCTGTTTAAATTTTTTCAAATCTTTTTCTTCTGCATTCAATAAAAGATCATATTCTGCTCCTTCAATGTCAATTTTTAGAATATCTATTAATTCATCGGGTTGCAAATCCATCATATTAATTAATTTTTTTAGTGTAGTAGTTTTTATTTTATGAACCTTCATTGATTCAGAAAAATAATCAAAAACGATAGATCCATTATAAGGAGAGCTTTCGTCCTCATTAAAAGATACATACTCTTGTTCTGCATTGTGAACAATAGCCTGATTTAGCAATATAAAATTGTCTTTGTTTTTTATTTTGCAAAAATTTGTTGGGTTAGCTTCAACTAGAATAGATTGCTGTATTTTAAATTTTTCATTTACCCCAGAAGAGAATTCTCCCAAGCAAGCTCCGAGATCAATAATTTTCAAGTCCTTATCTTTTAATAGAGACTCATCTAAAGTGTGTTCACTAATTGTTATCATATATTTTTTTATTTTGTTTAGATAGCTCGGTATCTTCTATTTCTCCGATGTTAAGATGTTTAAAATACTCCCAATCTCTTGCATCGTCTGGATGGTGATTATTGACATCTCCTCTTTTCATTTTAACCTTTTCCCAAAATTCAATTGATTGTGTTGTATAGTGATTGATGATTAAATCATAATCTTTTTGACCTAAATATGAAGCATTTATTGATGAGAAATTTCCAATTGGATCGTGAACCCAAAGACCACTTATTCTGGCATCGCCATTGATTATGTATTTGCGACTAGATGTTCTATTAGGAATGAAAGATCCATTAATGAGACACATCATTTCTCCATCTAAATCATGCCTCATCGTGCAAGATTGAACTATTGACTTTGGGTGTTCGACATTTCCATTTGAGTGAAACATCGCCCAATTCGCATATATTGCGTCATATTGTTTATATTTATTTAAAATATTTTTCAAATCTATTTCCTTGGGGGAATACCAAAATTCATCCAAATCGCAAATAATTGTCCATTCGGAATCTTTAATTTTAGGCAATATAAATTTATCATAAATAGCTTGTTGTCTATTATGAAATTTAGAAATGTCATTAATGATGAGAGTGACTACTTTTTTTTCTATATAAGGAGAAATAATTTCTAAGTATGAGTCAGAACTATTATCGTCAATTAAATATATATGTTCAACACCATGAAATAAATAATGCTCAATCCATTCCTTTAAATTTAAGGACTCATTTTTAAAAATAGCAGCTACAGATAACTTGTATTTTTTCATGATCTCATTTCTGTATGGTTTTTATCTCTATGGATAATAAGTCTTGGCACGTTTAATCGCCACGATTCAGGATAAGAAAAAGAAGAAGAGACGATATTTACCTTTTCTTTATTATGAAAGAAATAATGATTTAGGTGTGATTCGTCAAACCATTTAGCAATAAAATCATTATCTAAATCAATTTTAGCATTTTTATAAAGAGTGTCGCACATTTTTAAAACCTCTGAAGGAATTCCTCCCCAAAAGCAACCTTGAACATAATTTCCAATTTGCGTTGGATCTAAATATGCGGTAGAATTTTTATTTGTTTCTATATCCCACATATTTGGCGTAAATAAATTCTGTGGGTGATTAACGGCAAATAAATCATGAAATTCAAAATCATTAACATTTTCGACAACTAGTAGATCTGCGTCAAAATAAAAAACATAATCATATTGAGAAATTAAATCTTTTTTATCTACAAAATAACTATACCTTTTTAAAGAATTAAGTGGCCATTTTTCATGTTCAATTTTATTAAAAAAAACATTTGTTAATTTTTCTGAAAAAATATCTTCATCGGAAAAAAGTATAAAATGCTTTTCAAATTCATTTAGAAATTTTTTATTTATTGACTCGACAAGATCGAGCATTAGAGATCTGTATTTATTTGTTCCAACTGCTAAAATTGCTATTTTCATATTTATATTTTTATCCATTCTTTTAGTAAAAGATCTTCCATATATTGAGCATTATTTCCTTCACACGAAAGATTTGCTAAATGTTGAGTAATCCATTGTTTTGGAGTTATTATAATTTTATTAGGATTTTTATTTAAATAAGCTCCCCACCAACTAAATGTTGAATTGGCTATGATATTGTGATCACATTTCGACATTAATTCTAAATCAATATAATTGGCATTGTTATCAGCGAACTCAATATTTTCAAATCCCATATCTTTAGTAAAGTTTTTTTTGCACCATTCAATATCATTTGAAAAAACTAAGAACTTTGTATTTGGTGGCATCAAATTATAGGCAGTTTTATAATAATCGTATTCTAATTGTTCATAAAAATGAGAAGATGATAAGTAGTCTCCTCTACGAACATGAATAGAGCAATAACCACTTCCATTAAATGGAATTAAATTTGTAGTAAATAAATCTATAATTTCATCTTTATAGTCTAAGAAATACTTCTCACTTTGAAAGTCGCCATAAAAATAAAAATCTTCATTAATGTTCGGAACTTCTCTATAGAGCATTGCAGATTCTTTAAAAACTGGAAGATTTTGGGGATTTTCATTTGAAAATTTTATTTTAGAAAAAATTGTATTAATATACAAATCAAACGGGGAATGTGGGCTGTCGTCACATAGCGATCTATAAATTTTAAAATTTTTATTATATCTTTTGGCATAAGCATAAGATGCAGCAATCTTAAATAAGATATTACCAAGTCCACTTTGCAATATAACAGAGCATGTATTCATTTGTGTATAAAAAAAACGTCCTTTCTGTCTATTTCGTATTGCTTAAATACACTAGTAAAAGGCTCTCCGATAAGTATGTTTTTGTCGGCAAGATGTTTTCTAAAAACATATTGACCAACCCACATATCAGAATTAAACTCTGGTTCTCCAAGCCTTATTCTTGTTTCGCAAAATTGATTTAAAAATAACATTATGTTGTAATAATTACCACCAATTACGCCCATGTTAATGAGTTCCCATCGACCTGCCATAATGGAGAATAAAACATAGTCATCCCATCCAACTTGTTGATGAAGATCTAAATAAGCAAACTCATTGAGCATAATGCTGTCTTTGCATACAAATAAATCAGTATCAGAAAACTCCGCAATGATTTGAGAAGGATCTTTGACAACTGTTACATCTGATCCATCAGTAAGAAATACGCTATCGAATTTGTTTTCTTCCAAGTAATTTCGATAGCAAAAAAATCTCCAATCATTATTAGAGTAATCGGATGGAGATACTTTGACAAATTTAATCTTGTCAGTGGTATATTTACTCAAAAAGTCATCAGATAAATTGTCGTAAAAAATACGACCTTCGAGACCAAGTTTATCAACTGAACTATACCAAGGCTCAATATATTTAAAATCATTTTGCGCAACGCGACCGTCTGCTTGACGACCGATTACCCAAGGATCATTAGGATCATTAGGATGTTGCTTTAGAGAGAAGTAAGAAGTAAAAATGACTGAACTCACAGCCTATTTTAACTTACAAATCAACTTCTTCAACCTGAATTTCTACATTTTGTAATTCTGGATATTCTGCAATAATTTCGTCGTATTCGACAAATTCAGAGTCATCCCAATCCCAATCCATTCCATCATCATCGCTCAAAAGGAATTCTTCTGATGCCATAGATGATACAGGCTTCTTGCTCCAGAATCGGCAGCTCCAGTAACGAGCTTTCCAGCGAGGACCAACATTGGTATCACACTGATGTCGGGCGCGGAAGTTTTTTCTGCGATCTGGATCGTCTCTGCGAATCTCCATGTTAGGATCGCCGAACTTAACCATCACAGTGTTGCCTTTGTCATTTTTGACATAGACACCGAATTTTTTGTTGGAGCCACTTGGAAGACGGAACGGTTTGCCAAGAGTCTTCTTCTCAGCTTCGCTATAATCAATATCAAAGAGATCAATGTCTCCTTCTTCATCCAAGTCTACATTAGCTTTCAAAAGGTCAATACGCGCCAAATCAAAGTCAATAGAATCAAACTCCCAAAATACATCTTCTGGCTTTTGTTCGTAATACAATTCTTCACCAGATGCCACATCTTGATCGGCAGCGCGATAGGAATTCTTTACTTTGCCGCCAGCTTGCATCTTCAAAAACATATTGACGCGAGCCATTGCCCAGCTGTTTCTATTCTGTCCTGGTCTGTGAGACGAAGAAAATGCGCCTAAACCACGACGATAAACTTTCTTCAATTGAGAAAGCGTGACTTTTTTGCTGTGTTTTTCGTTATGGTTTTTGACTTTCTCTTGCAAAGAATTGACGATCTTTTCTGTAAATTCAATCTTTGCGCCATCTTTCGATGCAGAACCTGCTGGATTTTTATCAGATCCTTTTTTGCGCTCGGACGGTTTAGCGGGGGTTTGCGCCCCGCTTTTTGGTCCAGATCTTTTAGCCGCTTCTGAATTTTCAAAGAGGTCTTTAATTTGCAAAGAGAAGTCTAATTCCATACGAACTTATTACACTTTTTTTTAATAAAAAAATCAACTTTCGCAACTAGAACATGTCAAAATTGATCGAGCTAAATCTTGAGATGGATTCGAACTTCTTTGATAATACAAAGATTTGATTCCTTGTTCCCATGCAAAGATCATCAATTCGTTAATTTCTTTTGGTTTTGTGCCAGCAGGAATCATCAAATTGAGCGATTGTCCTTGATCAACATACTGTTGTCTTTGTGCTGCGTGAATCACAACTTCTTTTTGAGAAAGTTCTGCGAACGTCTTAAAAACATTCTTTTCGTCTTCCGAGAAGAATTCAAGATGCTGAACACTTCCACCATGAATCAAAATACTCTTCCAAGTTTCTTTGTCATTCTTTCCTTTTGATTCCAACACTTCTTCGAGTTTTGGATTGCGATAAGTAAATTGACCTTTAGCAAGATTCTTAACGAAGTAGTTGCTATTGAGAGGCTCAATGCTAGGACTTACTTGCCCCAAAATAAAGCTAGAGCTTGTAGTAGGTGCAATAGCAATAGTCGTAGTGTTGCGGCGACCATAGCCTTTCAATACTTCTGGCTCGCCAAACATTGTAGCAAGTTCTTGAGAAGTTTTATCGGCACGTTTACGAATTTCTGAAAAGATAGAGATATTCTCGAAATGAGCGTCCATGCTTTCCCATGCAATCATTTTTGATTGAAGGTAGCTATGATAGCCAAGAACGCCCATTCCCAAAGCTCTGTGATTTTTAGCAAAGTTATGAGCGGCTTCCATCAAGCGATTGCCTTTTGTTTTCTCCACGAATTCAGTCATGACGGCATCCAAGAACATTACCATTGTTTCGACGGCATCAGTCTTTTCGATTTCGTCCCACCACAACAAATTCAATGAAGACAAACAGCATACGAACGACTCATCATTGGTAGATGGAAGGAAAATCTCAGAACAAAGGTTGCTTGCATTGATTTTATATTCTTTGTCTTTGTAGACTTGTGGAGCTTGATTGTTAGCGTTATCTGTAAAGAAAACGTAAGGATAGCCAGTCTCAGAACGCTTCTTGATTACTGCTCCCCATCTGCGTCTTTTTTCTTTATCGCCATCAATCATTGAATTCATCCAACCTTCAGGAATGGTAATTCCAATAGACATTTCTTGAATAGAGTGACCCTCAGAACGAATCTTCATAAACTCGTCAAAGTCACCATGATCAATCGGAAGGTATGCCGCGAAGCTGCCTCTACGTGCGCTTCCTTGGCTGATTATCTTAGCTACGTTGTCAAACAACTCCATGCATCGGACTGCACCCTCTGCAACGCCACCTGTTGAAATTTTAGAACCTCTTGGGCGAATGTCGCCAAAATATCCAGATGTTCCGCCACCAACTTTAGTCATCATTCCGACTTCTGCTTGTTTAGTTAAGAAAGCTTCGATGCTATCAGAGATGTGGCTGTTAAAGCAAGAAATTGGATTGCCTCTTTCGTTTCCGAAGTTCATCCACACAGGAGTGGAGAGGCTGTAAAAGCCGCGAGACATGTAATCAACAAACTTAGCCGCAAAACCTTCGATGCCAAGTATTTTTTGCGCTGTATTAGCAATTTCTTGAATTCTTTCGATGGGGGATTGACCCTCACTTAGATAACCTTGCTCCAAGAATTTAATGGAGTCTTCATTTAGCCAGTAGTATTTTTCTTTCGTCATAAATTAAAACAGTTCGTCTTCGTCGTAGGATTGTGAATTTTTCGCATACTCTACGGGTCTGGAATGGAAAAAGTCAGTTTGATTAGGTGCGAGAACTTGCTCGTCGAACCAAAATGTATCATCCAATAATTGATTGTCAATATCAAAAACTGGAGAAAATCCAATTCCCGATAACGACTCATTGATTCTGTTTTTAATAAATTCTTTCAATACGGGAGCAGAAAGACCAGGCTCTTGAATTCCATTTACCATCCAATCAATGATTTTGCTTTCTGCAATAAAAGCTTGCTCTGCTTCGTGAGCGATACGATCCTGCAACTCTTGGTCGAAAAGTTCTGGATATTCTTCGCGAATGGTGCTGATAATTTTCATGCCGACCATTGCGTGAATCGCTTCTTCATTGCGTGTATAGCGAACTTGCTGGTCGGTATCTTTAAGAACATTCTTATTCTTGGCAAACCAATTGATTACGTAAAACTGACTGAACAAAGAGACGTTCTCAACGAAAAGAGTGAACAAGATCAAAGCGTAAAGATACTGCTTCTTGGAATCTTTGTAAAAGCGATGTGTGTATTTCTTGAGATACTTCACGCGCCCTTGAATCCACTCCAGCTTGAGGTTTTCCTCGAATACATCTTCCATGTCCAATTCACGCAAAAGGCGCTCGTAAGCGTTGTTGTGAATTACCTCTACATTCGCCATTACGAAGCCCAGATCGGAAAGTGAGGGGTGGGGAAGGTTTTCGCCTAACTTAGCCCAGAATGTCTTAACGGCTACCTCAATTTGCCCAATTGCAGACAATGTTCTCACGATGATTTCGCGCTCCTTGTCATTCAGAACAGTTTTGAATTGGTGAAAGTCTGTTTTGAAGCTGAATTCTTTGTCAGTCCAAAATCCCTGATGCATTGCATCAATGAATTGTTCAGTCCATGGATATTTATTCGGTTTACGTGAGATTTGTTCTTCAAAGATCATAGCAATTTGTTTACACGAACTATCGTCAAAATCGCGTCAATGTCAACAAGAAAAATTTTTTATTTTTTTTCTTGACAAGTTGTTTTTGGTCATTATAATGAGTACGTAGTACTTAGCGACCTAAGACAAAAGCTTTTGTAAAGTCTATAACGTATACGATAATCAATAAAGTATTGTATAGTACTACCACTCTACGCTTATCTATACGTATACGCTTGCCAATAACTTCACGCTTAGAACTAAAGCTTTGGCGCAGAGCAATTACTAAGCGTTATAATTAATTTAAATCGCCCGAAATAAGATAGACTCTCTTTGTTCATAAGAACAATACATTTTCTTTTTTGATTAAAAAAATATCAACAAATTGCTTGACAAAGTAATAACTTTACGCTAAATTTCACTCGTATGAAAGACAAAAAAACAACACAATCATACATCTGTTCTAGTGCAGAGTGGGATTGTCTTATCGAATCAGCAGAATCGCCAATGGCGGCTGCAATAGCAGCTTTAAATCGACAAGTAAAATCTTCGGAAGATGGATTTTCTGTTGGAGCGACAATTGAAGTTATCCCAGTCAAAATCAACAAAAAAGCGGCAGAATTTATTTATTCGCCTTTTGTTTTAGCAGATCTTGGGATGCACTCATTCGCAAAAGACCTCGCAGAAAAACTTGGTCCACCAAAAAATAATCAAGAACAAGGAAAATGAAACTATCAGTAAATTCTGTTGATTATATCAGCTTGCCAGCCAATATGGGGGATGCTGGATGGGACGTTATCGCACAAAGCGAGCCAAAGATTGTTGGGAAGATTGCCTATGGTCCATATTGGGAAAAGATCGACTATATCGAATACGATACTGAACTAGCGATTGCCCCCGAAGAAGGCTATCACACGCTTGTTATGCCAAGAAGCTCGATTTCCAAGACTAATTTGTTTTTGCGCAATTCTGTTGGACTTATCGACAATGGCTACCGTGGAACGATTAAACTTCGTTTTGGTTACATTTTTCAACCTCACGATATGATTGTTGATGGAGGCAAATTGTTATGCGAAGTAGATATGTTTCAAATTTACAAAAAATACGACAAAATCGGTCAATTGGTTTTCACTAAAACAATCGAGCCAACGGAATTTGAAGTTGGCGCTTTAAATCAAACACAACGAGGAACTGGAGGCTTTGGCAGCACTGGATCATGAACACTGAACCTAAAACAATTATTGGAATTTGCGGCAACGCTCGCTGCGGCAAAGATACTATGGCAGATCTAATTCAAGAAGTCTTGGCAGACATTAATGTGAAAAGCAAGAAAATAAATCTTGCTGATTCTCTAAAAGATGAACTGCGAGACTTTGTTGACAAGACTCTTGGCATTGATGTGTACACCGACAACACTGAAGAAAAAACAATCATCAGACCATTGTTGGTTACATGGGGAACGCATGTGCGCCGAAAGCTTGACAACAATGTTTGGATTAAACAAGCAGCGGAAAAGATGACTGAACAATGTGTCTATATCGTTCCAGATATTCGCTTTCCAAATGAGCTTGAGTGGTTGAGGCAGCATAAGAGCTATTGCATCTTTATTGATAGAATGGACGGCGAAAATATCGTTCCTCCAGCAAATGAAGAGGAGGCTGCTAACAATCCAATTCTCAAAGCTAGCTGCGACTTCCAGTTGACTTGGCAAACTGTTGGCGCTGAAAATAAAAAAATGCTCAAGCAAGTTGCTATTGAAGTGCTTGAAAAAACCGTTGATGAAAAAGAAATTGAACTATGGACACAGACATTTCATTGATTGAAAAAATCAAACAAGAAAACGACAGCGAAAGCCTTCAGTGTCTTATCGACAAGCATTCTGGCATTTACATCGACACCGTTAATAAAACAATCGCTAATGCAGCATTTTTTATTGATAAAAACGAAATCCTAGAGGAGAAAGATTATTACATCTATTCTGCTGCTTTAAAATTCGAACCAGACAGAAACGTCAAGTTCTCGACATATCTAGCAAATGAAACTCGCTGGCGCTGTTTAAATATCTATAATAAACAAAAGAAATTCCAACGCGAATCGCTTGACGATAACTTCGATCAATGCTCTGACGGCTCAATCTTCTTGGAAGAAATACAGGCGCAGGAATCTCTTGAAATGATCATCAAGATGGCTAGCGAACAAAAAGATCAAAGAATCAAAAAAATTATTGACATGCGCTATGGATTGACTTACAATAAGCCGCACGGATGGAAAGAAGTTGCGGAATCTTTGAAAATGTCCATACAGGGCTGCATAGATATTCACGACAAATTCATCAGCAAAATTAAAAAAATTATTCAAAATGCATAATACAATCGTAGGAATCGGACATCTGGTGGCTGACCCCACCACTCAATCAACCTCTAGTGGCAAATCTATTTGTCGCATGAGAATGTGTATCTCAGACTCTAACTCAAAAAACAAATGTTTCATTGACGTTGAGTGTTGGGAAAAACTTGGCGAAACATGCCAGCAATATCTAGTCAAAGGTCGTCAAATTTACTTTGAAGGCGAGCTTAGCTCCAGCACTTGGAAAGATAAAGATGGAACTGAAAAGTCCAAAAACTTTATCCGTGGAACGAAAATCAAGTTCCTTAATACTGGCGGCGGCAAAAAAGACGAAGCTGGCAAACCATCAGCACCAGCTGCAAAACAAGACAATTTCGCAGCAGACGATGATGACATTCCATTTTAATTGATATGAAAAGCCTAATAGTAGAAGCTCCACTTAATTCCCTTAGTTTCGGAAATGTTTCTTTTAACATTCTTCGGGAGTTGTATAAATTGAATTTTGATATTGGGCTTTTTCCAATTGGAAATGTTGACTTGTCTACTTTCAAAGTCTCAGAAGACTTTAAACAATATTTGCAGAGAGCAATTGATAATCGTTACTCGGCGTTGTCACATGGATCTCCATCACTGAAGTTATGGCATTTCAGTGGTGGAGAAGACAGAAAATCTCACTGTCAAAATCTTTTTACATTTTACGAGTGCAGCGAACCCACTGATATAGAAGTCGCTATTGCCAAATCCCAAAATAAGGTAATCGTTACTTCCAATTATGCGCTGGACTTGTTTAAACAAAAAGGGTGT